ATGAAGTTGCGCATGCTGCGGCCGTTCAAGCGGCGCCCCTCGATCGTCAAGGTCCGGCTGCCGGGCTTCGACCCGGTCTACTATCTGAACGCCTACCCGGACGTGCACGTGGCCGGCCTCAATCCGCTCGACCACTACCTGCGCCACGGCTGGAAGGAAGGCCGAGACCCGAGCGCGGGCTTCAGCACAAGCGGCTACTTGGCTGCAAACCCCGACGTAGCTGCCTCCGGCCACAACCCGCTGGTGCATTTCGTGAACACCGGGCTGGCCGAAGGTCGCAGCGGCTTCTTCAAGGATCCGAGATCGCCGGCTCCGAAGCCACGCTGACAGTCGGGCACTAAAAAGCCAGCGCCGGCGAACCGGGCGGGCTTCTCAGATCCATACCTCGGGGCCTGGCCGCGGCTGGATCCATGCGCATGATGCCGCCTGGTAGTTAAAGAAATGCCCGCCGCGGCGGTGAGCCGGACGGGCTGAGTTGGAGGACGTCTGCTGCGTTCTGCGGACGTCGGCTGAGATCGTACCACCGTTCAGCGCACGAAAAAGCCCCGCGGCGGATGCCGGCGGGGCTGAGTGCATTGGAGGCAGGCCTTGCGCACAAAAGTGACTTTAACGTCGAGACGATCGAGCTAAGATCGCCGACGGTACGCTCTGCGCGATAGGCTGAGGTTAAGGCATGCAGTCTGCCATTCGCCCGATACCCGCTGGAGAGAAGCCGGACGAAACTGGCTGGTATGTCGTTCATGACCCGCGAACAGGACAGACCGAAATCGTGCGTGTGCACGAAAAGCGTACTTCTTCATCAGAGCCAATCCTGAGCGTTACCTTCAGCGGCTCGGGCGATCACCACCCTATGACCACGGTGGCAGTCACTTTCGTTGCCCGGCTTGAGCCTGAGCTAATCCAACGAAGCTGATCCTTCGGCCGCCCTGCAAAAAACGCCGAGACCGAAACGACGAAAGGCGCCCCGGCCGAAGCCAGAGCGCCAAGGGCGTTGACAGATGTTAACAGCCGCCGGTCAGTCGGGCGGCCGATGCATGAAGGCCTTCAGCATCGCCTCGCGCGTCTCCTTCATCTCGCCCCGCACCGACGTGACCATGTCGTCGATGCGCCGCTCGAGCCGAGTGATGACGTCGCCGGTCACGTAGGTCCGCGCCACCTCGATCTTGAAGGCGTTCAGCTTCTCGTCGAGGGAGCGGATCTCGATCTTGGTCGCTGCCATGTCGATCGTCAGCGGTGAGACCGCTTCCTTCGTGTCGGTGCGTAGCTTCCCGAATATCCAATCCACGCCCTTGCCGAGCGCGAACAGGAACGCGGCGAGCGCGACGAGCTGCGCCCAGGTGATCGGCCCGGGCGACAGGAAGGACGTGTCCATGGCGGCGGTCTTTCGCGGCCTCTCCCCAAGCAGGGGGGAAGGTTGAGTTGCAGAACCGGCCTTCCGTGACAGGCAAGCCGGTTTGTGTGCAGCGGGTGAGGGGCTACTTGCCGAAGATCCGGCGGACGGTTGGGGCGATGCCGGCGACGCCGATCACGGCCATGACGATCGACCATTCCATCGCGTCGTAGGGTGCCGGCAGCTTTGCGACCTGCCAGTTGAACCGGAAGGTGCTGTCGAGGACGATCGCGCCGAAGTGGATCATGCAGAACCCGAACGCCGTCGGGATCATCCACGCGGTCCACGGCGATAGGTGCTGCTCGGCGCGCTCCTGCGCGACCACCTTGCGCTCCTCGACGTAGGCGGTGAGCTGGGCCTGCGCGACGGTGACGTCGCCGGTCACGTTTTGCGCGTTCGTCAGCACGCCGTTGTCGGAGCGCTTGTTGAGGTAGGCGAGCACCGCCTGGACGATGCCGGAGCCGAACAGCTTCACGAGGAGGCTGCCGGCCATGGCGAGGACGGCGCCCATCAGCGCGGCCCTCCGGCGGGCGGCGGTCCGACCATGGCGAGGCGCCGGATCACGATGCCCAGCACGACGCGCAGGATCGCCAGGACGGAGGCGGCCTTCGCGCCCCAGCCAGGCGGCAGCAGGACGGTGAAGTCGACACCGGCCAGCGCGTCGAGGATGTCCGGCACGGCCAGCACGAGGGCGAGCGCGTAGATCCGATACCCGCGCGCGGCGGCGTACCAGCGCAGGATACCGAGCCGGAGGCGGCGGAAGCGAGCGCGGCGCATGTCAGGCGACCTTGTCTTTGCGGGAGAGCACGGCGTGGACACGCGCCCAGAAGCCGGTCTCTGCCGGACCGGCCGGCGCCACCGAGGCGGCCGGGGCGTAGGAGGCTGGCGTCGCGGGCTGGATAGCGACAGGTGCGGGCTTGCCGAGTGCATCGGGCATCCGTGCGCCCAGGAGCGGCATGTCGCCGGCGACCAGCGCCGCCTCCGCCTTTCGAGCGTAGCCGGCGATCAGCTCGGCCTTGTCGGTGCCGTTCACGGTCCGGCGGGCGCTGACGTAATCGCAGACGTCGCCGTGGATGTAGTCCTCCAGCGCCTTGCCGGTGAAGTCGCCCTTCTGCGACACGCCGCGGGTGACGCCCTCGACAAGGATCCGCTTCGAAATGGTCGGGTCGAGCGCGAGATCCGGGTCGTCGGCCAGCGGCACACCGAGCAGCACGCCCATCCGGCGATAGTTGTCCTCGAAGGTGAGCTGGACGTCGCCGCGGCCGTAAAAGCTGAGGCCCCGGGCGTTCGGCAGCGCGTAGTTCCGGCTGATGGCGCCGCGGGCGAACAGCTTCGTCACCGCCGCGCGGGCGCCGGCATCCGTGGTCGCGAACCCCTCACGGACCGGCTGCATCCGCCGCCCGGTTTCGTGGAACGAGGTCGCGATGATGTAGGCGAGCAGCCGCCGGTCGAGTACGAGCGCGTAGGCCAGGAACACGTCGAGGAGGTGGTTGAGGCCGTCGACCTGCGCCTGCGTGTACGAGCCGAACATCGGCTTCAGCGCGGCGAAGAACTTGGTGCGGTCCAGGCGCGCGAAGGCGCCCCCGTCGGTGGACGTGGCCATGGCGGTCTCCGGATCGTCGAGGGTCAGCCGAGGATGGCGAGGTGGACGCGGCCGACGCCCGACAGGCCGATGGCCCGGGCCGCGCCGCGCGAGAGGTCGATCGCCCGGCCGGCGATGAAGGGGCCGCGATCGTTGATCCGCGCGACCACCGAGCGGGCGCCGTAGGTCACCCGCACGCGGGTGCCGAACGGCAGGCTCCGGTGCGCTGCGGTCAGACCGTCGGGCGCGAAGCGCTCTCCGTTCGCGGTGCGATGGCCGGAGCCGTACCAGGAGGCGGTCTCGGCCAGGGCGCACGGGGCCGACCCCGCGAGCGCGAGGCACGCGAGGGCGGCCCGCGCCGGGAAGCGCAGGGGCATCAGGACCTCTGAAAGGAGAGCTTACGAGGAGAGCTTAGGCGACCGGCTCGTTCGCCTCAGGCGGTCTCTGCCGTCCCGCCCGCGCGCAGCGCGCCGCCGGCCATGCCGAGGTTCAGCGCCATGTCCGCGAAGTACCGGTTATTGGCCGACGCCAGTGTGCCGTCGATCGCGCCCCACTGACACTTGTTCGTGGCGTCGTCATCGTTGGCGTCGCCGCCAAAGGTGCAGAACGATCGACGGAAGTTGCGGGTCAGGCCCGTGATGTACATGCCCGACACGCAGGACTGGAGGCCGGGGCCGGAATCGTTGACGTTTCCGGCTTCGTTGTAGCCACACGCCCGGATCTGGCTTGCGAACCCCCCGTCGACGCCGCGAAGGTAGAACGGCGTTGCCAGATGAGCCCGCGTGACGAGATTGCTCATCCCGAGGTTACGTACGGATCGGACCCCGCCTATGTCATCGATGAAGACAGCGTGTCGGCCCTCATAGACGCCATTCAGCTCGGTATGACTGATGAGCAGTGTCTGCAGTATCGGATAGGACGCGCTATCACGACGGGCGTAGACGCCGGAGATCCGAGACTGGTCGATGTCCGAGTTCGTAATCTTGAGGGACTGAAGCACACAGCTCGCCGAGGTCGGGATGACGGCGATGGAATGCTCGTTCGCGCCTCCGACGAAGGTACTGTCGATGTAGCCGTATTCCAGGCTCTCGATCAGGACGAGGGCCTGGGCGCCGATGGCCTCCGGTCGATGCAGCGTCTGAAGGCCGATCTGGAAGTCACGCGCGGCCGACTCGTAGCCGCCGATTAGGTTGCCGCCCAGGATCGCGCCCGTCTTACCATGCCCGTGCGTGGGGCTGGCCAGGAAACGGAGGGCCGACTTGGTCTCCTGGAGATCCGCGTTCGTATTGTCCCACATCCCGCCGGCGAAGTAGGGCCGCAGCGTGTAGCCATCGCCGCCGTACATGCTGATCCCGTTCACGTGCCCGAACCAGACGAGGCCGATATCGCCACCCTGGGCTCCGTGGACCTCGAGAGCGCTCTCGTCGTTCGTGAGGCGGGACGGCAACGCCGACCCAGCGAAACCCAGCCGGTACGGGTGGACGATGAACAGAGGGTCCATATGCACATTGCCGGCTGGCTTGTTGGCCTCCACGCTGCCGATCCGCATGGTTGGGACGCCCTGAAGAGCGAGGTCGCGCACCACCTGGACGGACTGACCGCCCCCAGGCACAGAGAGCTTCAGGTTCGGCAGCTCGTGGACGAGGCCGGCGCTTTTCACGTTGATGACGCCGGGGATGACCTTCATCGCCGGCTTGTTGGCCGCGATGGCATTCCAGATCGCGCTATCGTCGTCGATGCCGTTGCGCTTGGGCTTACCCAGTCCCGGCCAGCCCCAGTCGAAATCGTAGTAATCCGGCCCGACGAAGTCGACCAACGACTGGGTCACCCCGCGCGAGGCCACTTTCATGGAGCCGCTGAGCACCTCGGCGCTCACGTCGTTGAAGGCAGGCGAAGGCAGCCGCGCCGGATCAGCGGTCATCGAAGGCTCGGGTCTGGAGGAGGCGGTGCGGCGAGCCCGTCAGGCCGCCGAGAGGGACGAGGCGATAGACACTGTCGCCGCAGCATTGCTTCCGTTGCCGTAGACGAACCGGTTGTATCGGTAGGTCAGGGGAACCGAGTATGTGACAGGAATATTGGCGGTCACCGGCTGGATGCTGGTGCTTACCGAGGTAACAAAGCCGTCATTCGAGCCCTGGAAGAAGAGCGTCCCGCTCTGATCCGCCGCGACGGAGATGTTGTATTTCGTCATCCCCGGATAGGCGCTCGCATCCCGCGTTGCGCCCGTGACCGCGGCCGAGACGGCGTAGGCCTGCCCCGACTGGTCTGCGAACATGACCACGCGGGTCTGGGCATTGCTGAGGACGGACCAGATCGCGGACAGCCACCCAGTCAGACCCGCACCGCCCGTCGGCATCGCTGCACCCGTGATCGCCGCGCCGGCCGGCTCCAGGTTGTTGAGATCCGTCGCGATCGTCATGGAGGCTGAGGCCGCCTTCGCGGCCGGGCCGAGCTTGAGCAAGCCGGCGATGGTCGCCAGCCAACCGCGGATCCCGGTACCCGCATTGGCGACCGCAGGGGAGGCCGGGTCGGCGCCATCCTGCGCGGCGCCAGCGGGCAGGACGGCAGCGGTCACCGCCACGGCGTTCGTCGTTCCGGGCGTCGTCTGATCGATGCCGACCCGGCCGATGACGTTCGCGCCGGCCGGGGTCGCCGCCACCATGGCCACGTAGAGGCCCTTCAGCGCGCCGATGATCGAAGGAGAGCCGGCGCCGGCATATGCAGCGTCGCCGGGCGCACCCAGCGCCGTGTTCGAGGTGACCTGCGCCGCCGAGGTGGCGGCCCCGGTCGGGAGCGGCAGCGCGGCCGCCGAGATCGGCTGCGTCACCGCGGAGCCGTCGACCGCGAGGCGGCCGCCGACCAGGGCGGCGGGCAGCCGGTCACGCACGGCGGCGAGCACCGTCGCGATCCCGGTCTGCGTGCCGAGCAGGCGCGTCACCTTGGCGATGAGCGAACCGGCCGCGGCATCGGAGCCCGTCGCGGCATCGGACGGAGTGCCAATGGCAGTGGACAGGTTCGAGAGCGTGGCGTTGCCGGTGGCGAGCAGGGCGCGGCACGCTTCCAGGCGAACGTCGGTGGCGACGTCGGCGCCGTCGTCGCGGAAGCCGGTCAGCGGTCCCGGGGCGAGGCCGGACGTGTCCGCGGCGAGCGTCATCACCGCGCCCGCGATCGAGGCGTAGCCGAGTCCCGAGCGACCGGCCGCGAAGATGAAGCGGTTGGTCGGCTCGTGCAGGACGGCCAGCACGGACCGCGGATCGATCGCGAGCGCCGAGAAGTCGAGCGTCCGCGCGGCGGGGTTGAGCACCACGCCGGTCAGGTCGATTTGCTTCATGTCAGATGCCGCCGAAGATGAGGGCTGCCGTGATCGCCGCGTCCTCCGCGGTCGCCTGTGCGAGCGCACCGAAGTCGGAGGTCCAGACCGCGCCGTTGGCGACGGCGAGGTAGAACGCGCCGGCCTTGATCCGGCCGGGCGGAGGCGGCGTGCCGTCGAGGTCGCGCCACGGACGCGCCCCGAGGCTGTCGACGTTGAGCGTCGGGCTGCCGGTGTTGTCCCGGTCGGCCTGGACCAGAAGCGCCACGCCGGAGCGCATCGCCGACAAGCCGGACGCCGTCCGGGCGAGGTACGCGTTGGCGAGGCCCGCGGTGCGGATCGCGCCACCCTGATCCGCCAGAACCGCGGCTTGGGCCGCCATCAGGTCGCGGACAAGCCCGGGCAGATCACGGGCCGAGGTACCGTCCCGGGCCGGCACGTCGGGATCGGCCGTCGCGTTCTGCGCGGCCTGTGTCGACCAGTCGAAGGCGCCCATGTCAGTCCTCCGTCGTCACGGCGAACTGACCGCCGTTGAACCACAGCTTGCCCTTGCCGGGGGGCGCCGACGTCGGGAGGATCGACTGCAGCGCGGCCAGGACGGTCGCGGCGTTCACCACGGCGAGATCGGTCGGGGCCGGGTTGACCTTGCGCCACGCCGGCTGCCCGGCGGCGATCGCCTCGTCCCAGACGACGAGCTGGAACTCGCCCTTCCGCATGGCGCCGGCAGCGAGCTCGCCGCCATCGGCCGCGAGCAGCGGTGCCGGGCCGTAGCCGTCGACCGCGAGCGCGGGCTCGGCCACGCTGTCGCGATGGGCCCAGAAGCCGATCATCACGCCGGGGCCTGGGCGAAGGCCCGAGGTCGTCTGCACCTCGAACACGTCGGTCAGCCCTTCGGACACGAGCGCGCCGCCCTGATCGGCGACGAGCATCGCGACGCCCGCCATGATCCCGCGCGCAGCGCCGGGCAGATCGCGCGCCGAGGTGCCCGGCAGCGCTGGCACGGACGCGTCGACCTGCCCGTTCTCGGTCGGGTCGGTCTTCCACTTGAAGGCGCTCATCCGGTCCTCAGGTCTTGATCGCCCACGTCACCACGGCACCCGGCGGCACGTTCGGGTGCGGGTCGCCCGAGCCGGCCGTGTCGATCACCAGCGTGTGCGTGTGGTTCGGGGTCGGATCGATCGTGTGGGTGTGATCGCCATCGAGCGAGATGACGTGGCTGTGGGTGCCGCCGGGATCGGTCGCGAAGCTGTGCGCGTGATTACCGGTCGCGCCCGTCGTGAAGGTGTGCACGTGCGGGCCACTCTGGGTGGTCTGGCCGTTACCCTGCGAACCCAGGTTGATGCCGGTGACGACCTGCGCGTTGTTCGGCGTCGCGGTGCTCACCAAGCCGTAGCCGTACTGCACGACGTGGGCGTGATCGCCGCTGATGTCGCTGGTGCCGGTGTGGGCGTGGTTGCCGGTCAAGTTGGTCGAGCCGGTGTGGTCGTGGGCGCCGTCGATGTTGGTACCGCCGTGGTTGTGCGCTCCGGCGTTCTGGATCTCTGGCTGGAAGAAGCCGGCCGGCGACATGGTCGAGGTGTGCATGTGCCGCGGCATCTGCGTGGCCAGCATCGCCACCACCTCGGAGCCGCCGAGCGTGCCGAGCGAGCCGACGAGCCCCCCGGCCGCGGTGAGCAGGTTCAGCCCTCGGTTCGCGCCGAACAGCGACCGGCCGCGAAGGTCGGGCAGATTGAAGGTCTGGAAGCCGTCGCCGACGCCCCACAGGCTGCTGATCGAGGCGAACAGCGCGGCGTACGAGGCGCGCGAGACCGGCCGGCCGTCGCAGATCTCCCAGCCGGAGGGCACGTTGGGGCCGCCGAACGCCGCGATCTTGCCGGCGGCCTCCGTGGTCGGCGATAGGGTGCGGTAGACGCCGGCATCGGGGTCGAACACGACCGACCAGACCGTCGGGTAGATGTCGCCCGGGCCGAACTGTGTCCCGTCCGAGCGCAGCCACGGCCGCGGCGTGTTCCCGTCCGGCGACAGGGTGCACGGGTTGAGGTTGGTGGTCGTGGTCCGGAACTTGAGCGTGTGCGCCTGGGCCGCTGCCTTCGCCGTCACGCCCTGCCGGGTGATCACCGTGTAGGCGTCCGACCCGTAGGCCTGGTTCACGCCCGCGTTGTCGAGCATCCAGAGCTTCACCGAGGCCATCAGCGCGCGCATGGCGTCGTTGATGGTCTTGGCCGGCTGCCCTTCGTTGAAGATGATCGGGGGATCCGAGACGTCGTTGCCCGAGGGCGCGACGTCCCAGTTGATGGCGCCGGGCATAGGGTCGTCCTCGGGTTAGCGGGTCTTGGCGCCGGGCAGCAGCGCGAAGAAGCGCTGCGCATCGAAGGCGGGGGCCTGCCGGCGGGCCGGGTGCATCTGGACCGGTGCCGGTGCGGCCGGAGCCGCAGCGGCCTGCGCGACCGGGGAGGCGGCCGGCGCATCCGCGGCGGTGAGTGTCCGGAGCAGCGCCGCGACTTGGAGGCTGCGATCCGCCTCGGGAGCCTGCATCGCGGCGCCGCCGGCCGGCGTCACCGAGCCCTCGGTGCCGGCGGCTACCGGGCCGGACAGACCGAAGGCGCCGCGACCGGCCGCGCCGCCCGGCATCGTCATGGCTCGGCCGCCACCGTCGAACTTGCTAAGCCACAACCCGGCGAAGTCCCGGGCCGTCATTCCGGTGTTGCCGCCGTTACCTGTGACGGCCTTGGCGCCGACGAGGTCGGCTGCGGCCGCATCCGGGTTCGCGAGCAGCTTCGATGCGCCGCCGGCACCCTGCTGGTGGGCGAGATAGAGCTCGCCCTGCGTCGGGTCCCGACCAAGCGCCCGCTTCAGTGAAGCGGCGTTGTCGAGGGTGAGCCGGGCGGCGGCCTGCGCCGAAGCGTCCGGGTCGTACGGGTCAGCCAGCCCGTAGGCCGCCGCCGTCTTCGGCATGAACTGGTACAGCCCCGCCGCGCCGGACGGGTTCGAGGCGCCGGGATCCCCGCTGCTCTCAACCTGCGCCATCCGCGCCATGAAGCCGGGGTAGCGCTGATCCAGGCCACTGCCCTGCGCCGCTGCGGCGATCACAGCGGCGACGCGCGGGTCGGTCGGCATGGGCAGGGGTCCTGAAACGCGAAAAGCCGCCCTTGCGGAGCGGCTTTCAGGGTCCGGCGCGCAGCGCTGCGGACGGTGGCTATTTCCCGCGGTTCGCCCGTCGGGTCAAGGGGTGGGCCGGGCGCTGATCGGCGCGGGTGGACGTGCTACCCTAGCGCCATGCCCCGCTGGCTCCAATTCGCTCTCGGCCTTGTCACGCTGGTCGCACTCGCCGCGGCCATCGTTCGCACACTCGCGCGACACCTGCCGGAGGGGATGGAGCGCTGGAGCTACGAGGCGCTGATCCTGGCACTGGCCGTCGCCTTCGTGACGATCATCGTGCGAGCGGCGCGGGGATACCGGTCTCAGCAGACGGATGACGAAACGTGATGCCCCACTGGCTTCGGATCGCCCTGAACCTGACCGTGTTCGCTGGCATCGCGCTAGCAATGTGGGCGTATGCCAGTGGGGCGAAGGCGGTCGCTTAGCCGATCCGCGGCGAGGCTGTGGCAGCGCCATATCGCCCGTCGGATCAAGTGTGTGGCGGACGCGCCATATCCGGCGGGCCGGATGCTCGCGTAGGTTGCCGCATGCGCACCAACTGGCACCGAGCCGCCTTGGCAACCGCTCTGCTCATGACGCCGGCTGCCGGACAAGCGAAGGATATTACAGTTCTCGCTCGGTGCGGAGCGTCAGATGGACAATCCTACTATTTTGAGGGCGGCTTTGTCGGGCCTGGCCAAGGGGGCTGGAAAAAAGACGGCGTTGACGACGGGCGCGTGACCGTATTCCTCAACGAAAACGACCAGCTCGATCTGCTGGTGAAGGACAGGGCAACCACGCGCAGCTATCTCAAAACGGGCTACAAGGTAGGCCTAATCAACTTCGATCAAGCCACTAAGACCATGCTGATCTCTGCTTATGGTGCCGACTTTTCCGAGACCTATCTGATCCGTCAGAATGATTTAGGCGTCGGTACTATGGTCTGGACAATCAGCAAAATCACGCCCGCGATCGCGAAGACAAGCACGATGCAAGCGCCGTGCGGCCCTCAGTACGCGATAAAGCCCTGACGCTGCGCAGTGGCTTCATGACCTCTCGTTAGCCATTGGGGCCGTCGGGATGTGAGTGTGGCGACCGCGCCATCGACAAGGCTCCGCCAGCATGTTGCTCCTTCGTCGTGAGGAGCACCATGAAACACCTCGTTCTACTTCTGGCGATGACCACCACCCTGACCGCCTGCAATTCCGCCAACCGTCCCGGCCGAGGCGAGCTCTTCATGAGCGACGCGGAGGTCACGGCGAAGGATGACGCGATCTGCCGAGGCTACGGCGCTCAACCAGGCGCACCAGAATACATCCAGTGCCGGGCGATACAGGATCAGCGTCGCGACGCGGCCAGAGAGGCGCGCCGGAACGGCTGAGCCGTGCTAGAGCGTTTTCGGTCTGAGCTGAATCGGGTGTGTGGGGTTCACGCGGCGGTGTGGGACTGATTCATTACGTGCTCCAGACGAGGAGCGAGGTATGGGCCGACCCTACAGCCAGGACCTCCGCGAACGCGTCGTCGACGCGGCCGGGACAACGTCGCGTCGACAGGCGGCCGCGCGCTTCGGGGTCGGCGTGGCCACGGCGATCCGCTGGATGGCCGCCCTGACGACGACCGGGACGGTGGCTCCCCGTCCCCAGGGGCGGGCGCGCCGCTCCAAGCTCGACCCGCACGAGGCCTACCTGCGAGGTCTGATCGCCGAGAGGACCGACATCACCCTGGAGGAGATGCGCACTTGCCTGAAGGACGAGCGCGACCTCACGGTCGGGCTCGGCACGCTGTGGGCCTTCCTCGACGCGCGCGGCCTGACCTACAAAAAAAGACAGCCCACGCCGCGGAGCAGGACCGCCCGGACGTGAAGGCCGCCCGCGAGGCGTGGTTCGAGGGCCAGCCCGACCTCGACCCCGCCCGCCTCGTGTTCCTCGACGAGACCTGGACCTCGACCAACATGGCCCGAACCCGCGGACGCTGCCCGCGCGGCGAGCGGCTGCGCTCTCCCGTGCCGCACGGCCATTGGAAGACCACGACCTTCGTCGCGGGCCTGCGCCTGTCCGGGATCGCCGCGCCGTTCGTGCTGGACGGACCGATCAACCGCGACGCCTTCCAGACTTACGTCGCGCGTGTGCTCGTGCCCGAACTCGCCCCCGGAGACGTGGTCATCATGGACAACCTCGGCAGCCACAAGGGGCCGGCCGTCCGCGCAGCGATCGAAGCCGTCGGCGCACGGCTGCTGTTCCTGCCGCCCTACTCGCCGGACTTTAACCCGATCGAGATGGCCTTCTCCAAGCTCAAGGCGCTCCTGCGCAAGGCGGCTGAGCGCACGGTCGAAGGGCTATGGGCCGCCATCGGCCGGCTCATCGACACCATCACACCCGATGAATGCGCCAACTTCTTCGCCGCTGCGGGATATGAGCCAGATTAAACCGAAAACGCTCTAAAGACGCCTATGCCGACCCGCGCCCAGGTCTTCCTCTGCTGGCTGCTCTTCACCGGAGCGATGGCGCTCCTGTCGGTGGTGCTGCACGCCATCGTGCCGCCGGTGATGACCGCCCTTCAGGGATCGATCGGCGTCGGCCCGCTCGGCGTGATCATGCTGGTAGGCTGGCTCGCGCTCGCCCTCTACATCTACCCGCCTCTACTGCGCAGCTGGCTCGCGCGCCGGCGCAGCTCCCGCATTCGCCAGCGATAGCAGCCGGCTCGTGAACAGCTCGGCGTTCTTGCTGCCGGGCGGGGACTTCGACAGCGCCCGCAGGTCCGGAAGCGCCTTCGGATCGAACATCAGGCGCGCGACGGCCTCGCCCGAGTTCAGCATCCGTGCTCGCATCATCGCGTCGCCGATCCCGTGCTTGGCGCCGACCGCGAGACCAGCGACGCCACCCTTTAAGCCACCGGCTGCCGCCCCGGCCACCATGCCGGTGACCGCATCCGAGACCGCCTGCCCGACGTGGGTCTTGCCGGACTGGAATTCCTTCTGGATGGCGTGGTTGAAGGCGGTGTCCGATCCCTTCGCCGGCCGGTAGCCCGTCGCCTCCAGGGTCGTCAGCAGCCGGTCGAGGCCGCCCCAGCGCGTCTCGCCGTCAGGCAGTGCACGGATCACGGCTTCCAGGTTGTGGCGCTGCTGTGCGTTACCCCGGATCGCTGAGGCGAACCCGGCTCCGCCATACTGGGACGCAATGCCCTTCGACTGCTGGGTCGCTTCGTTGAACACCGTCTCCAGATAGGTCCGGGCGAGGCTCTGCGCGGCCGGGGCATCGTTGCGGGCCAGGGCCTGCATCGCGCCTGCCACCTCGATATGGCTGCCCGGGCCCGGGTTCGGCGCGAACAGGGCGCGGGTCGCGGCGGCCACGTCGGGGCGCTGGGCGATCTGGCCGAGCGGCGACGCCTCGATCCGGGCCATGCCCTCGCGCGCCATCGTGAGGCGGGAGAGCCGATCACGCACCTCGGGGAGGGCGTCGAGCACGTCGGCATGCTCGCGCATCGCCGCGCGCAGCGTGTCGGCCGAGAAGTCTCCGTTGGCTCCCGTTGCGCGGTCGAGGATCTGGGTCTCGACGTGCCGGCCGAGGGCTTGGCGCGAGTTCGGGGCCGGCTGGGCCAGCATCTCGCGCGCGGCGGACGGCTGGCCGACGATGCCCGGCACCTGCTCGGCTGGGGTCGCCATGCGGCCGGTGAGATCGTCCCGTCTGACCACGCGGCCGAGCGGGTTGTTGCCGGTGAACGGCTCCAGGGGGGCCGAGTTGGCGGCGAAGTTCGCGTCGGCGGTCGCCACCTCCGGCACGCTCTTCAACTGCGCGTCGAGCGCCGAGCGGGTGGCCTGCAAATCGCGCACCTTCGTCGCGTCGCCGATGTCCTGCGCGGCACGGATGCTGAAGTCGAGCCGCTCGCGGGCATGCAGCAGGCCGGCGACGCTCATGTCGAGGTCGCCGCCGGGCTCCCGCAGGTCGCGGCCGGCCGCCGTCAAGGCGCCCCGCACATCCCCCTTCGCCGTCCGTCCCTGCTCAGCGACGGCGGCAAGGGCCGGGCGCGGGTCGACCTGCCCGAACCGGATGTCGGGGATCTCCTCTGTCACGGTCGGCGTCTTCACGAGCGGCGCGGGCTGCTCGCGCATCGCGTTCACCGTGCGCTCGAACGCGTCGAGGGGCTCGGCGGTCTCGCCGCGCATCAGGGCGCCGAGGGTCCGCGATCGCACGTCGGGGTGAACGCTGGCCGGATCGACGCCGGCAGCACGCAGGTCGCCGTTCAGCCGGTTCTCCGCCTGCGAGAGGGCGGTGGCATATTCGTCCCCGAGCTGCCCAGCGGTCGGACCGGCCCCCATCGCCCGGCTGGAGCCGAGCGGGTAAGACGGGACGCCGCGCTGCTCGTTCTGGAGCTTGCGCAGCAGCTCGGACGAGATGTCCCGGGCCATGCCGCCGTCGGCGTCGGGGCGGAAATACCCCTCCTCGATCAGCCGCTCGCGCCAGAAGTTGTCGATCGACTTCCCGCCCGGCCGCGCGACGTTCCCGAGGCCGGGGATGCCGAACTTGTGCAGGTCGGTGGCCAGCACGTCGCCTTCGAGCGGCAGACCGCCGTTCTGGGCGATGAACCGCCCGAGGCTGACCGGGCCCGCCTCCTGGATGGCTCCATCGGCGCGACCTGGGGGCGGTCCGAGCGGGGCCGGCGCACCATCGGCGAACTGCGGGCGGCTGTACTGCTGCGGCGTCACGATGGGCTCGCCGGGGCGCTCCACCGTGGTCGTGCGCTCGATGCCGACCGTCTCCGGCGCGGCCCGGGCTGCCCGGTAGTCGACGTCCGCCTGCGCCGCCCGGCGCGCCTCCAGCGCATCGGCCACGCCGCGCATCTCGTCCTGGATGATGCGTCCGGCTTGCTCCGGCGTGATCCGGGGGCCGGTCGCCGCGCGCGCCTGCGACAGCGCTGTGCCCTCCGGCGTCTGCATCACACCCTGGCGCGCCGCGGTCTGGACGTCGAAGCCGAGGCCGGTCGGGCTCGCCGGCTCCGCACCGATGCGGTCGAACAGAGCGCGGCCAGCGTTGTCGACCTGCGCCGGACGGGCCGCGTAGAACTCGCCCGCGATCCGGCTGCCCTCACCGCCCGAGTTCGCCGCCACGCGGGCGAGCTGCGAGGCGCGCACCGCCTTCCCGCCGGTGGCTGCGTTCAACGCCTCGTCCACGGAGAGGGCGACCGGCCCTCCTGGGCTGTTCATCGCCCCATCGCGCAGTGACTGGGCCGCGGCCAGCTCGGATTCCGTGAGGCCGTGGGTCGCCTCCCGCAAGAGGTGCTCGCCTGGATTGCCGCCTTTGATCGCGCGCACGACACGGCCGACGCCCGCACCGATGAGAGGACCGCCAGCGCCTAGACCGCCGCCGATGGCAGCCCCCTGCTCGATCGCACCGAGATCGCCGCCGGACCGGACGGCAGCATCGGCACCGCCGAGGCCAGCACCAGACAGTCCGGAAGCCGCCATACGAACGGGGAGCGCAGCGCCCGAGATGCCGAACGCCGCGGGCGCGGCCGCCATCAGAGGGAGCGCGCCGACAACACCACCGCCGATCTCACCGGCACCGGACGCGATCGGATGCTCGGCCGCCGTGCGCTCGCCGAACCGCTCGACGTTCGCCAGCTCGTCCGAGAAGCGCGTGTCGTTCTTCAGCGCGCGAATCCCCGCGGCGGCGCGGTTCGCGCCCGCGAGTAGGTACGGGCCGACGACGGGCACGCCTTCGATGAGCCCGCGCCCGACCGCGGCCGAGGCGTCGCCCGGCTCGGCGGCCGTCGGCGCGTCCGAGAAGCCACGGTGCAGCTTCAGCAGGTCCGCATCCGACATGCCGGCAAGGTCGGCCTTCGGCGCGGCGCCGGCCGTCGCCTGGGGCGCGGCCGCGCTCTGATAGAGGCGCTGCAGCTCGTCGTCGGAGATCTTCGAGAGATCCATCAGCGCATCATCCCGCGGCGGCGCATCTCGGCCTCGACAGCCGCCCGATCAGGGGCGGCCGGCTTGTACTGGTAGACCTCGGGCTGCTCCACCTTGAAGAAGCCCGCGCGCTGCGCCGTCTCCGGCGTCGCGAACCGATCCACGCTCGCGTTGTGGTGGGCGATCGTGTTCTTGGCGAGGATCTCCTGCGCCTCGATGCCGGCGCGCAGGGCTGCCTCGACGCTGGACCGGTCGCCCGACGAGATCGTCTTGCCGAGCTGGAGGTCCATGTTGGTCGTGTGGCCGGACTGGCTGATTGCCTTGGCCAACTCGGCGCTCTTCTGGGTCGCGGCCTGATCGAAGAGCTGCGAGTTGGTCACGTAGCTGTCCGGGATGCCCAAGACCTGTGCGGTGATCGCGCGGGCCTGCGTCCGCCAGTCGGCGCCGGAGCCCGCGATGATCCCCTTGTCGAGCGCTTCCTTCTGCCGGTTGATCGCGGCGATGGTGCCGATGGCGCCTTCGGCCTTCGCCCGGCTCTCAGTGATCGCCTTCACGGCGGCCTGATCCAGCTCGGCGTTGGCCTTCTGAGGTAGCTGGTTCGTGCCCTGCGTCAGGGCGACATGCGGCATGCCCTTCTCGTCGTACGCTCCAGGCGTGCCCGCCGGGGTGCCGGGTGGCGGCTCGATCATCCGGCCATCGGCACCGACCGTGCCCCAGACCCGCGCGCCGCCCGTCGCCGGGGCGACCGGGGTCAGCGCAGACGGACCATCGGTCTCGCCGATCCGGGACTTGTTCACGCCGACGATCGATCCGTCGGGGCGGGTGATGACCTGCACGTCGTCCTTCGCACCAGCGGCGGTGCCCTCGGCCTGCGCCTGCGCGCGGGCCTTGAGCGTCCCGAGGTCCTGCGGGCCACCCGCTACCGGCACGAGACCGGTCGAAGTCCGGACGTAGCCTTCCGGCGCGCCGTAGTTCCCCGAGAGGAAGCTCTTCACGAAGTCGGGGTTGCCCGCGAGCGCGACGGCATCCTCGGCCGACGTGCCGGGCATCTTGGTCATGATGGCGCGGGCGGTCAGGTTCTGGACGCCCTGCTCCTGCTGCGCCTTGCGCGCCTTCAGACCGAACTCGGCCTGGGCCAGCGAGGAGGCCGCGCGCTTTCCTTCGTTGTCTTGGTAGTTCTTCAGGCCGACCGCAGCGCCGCGACCGAACCCCGGCGTCGACATCAGCCCCATCCCGAGCGACATCAACAGGTCGGCGCCGCCGTTCTTATTGAGGCTGCGCAGGCCATCGCCGATCCGGTCGAAAAATGACGGCTCCGCGGCAGAGGTGGCCGTGGCTGGCGCGGGAGAGGAAACACCGGCCGCGTTGGCCGGAGCCGGGGCGGTCGGGGTCGGCAGGCTGCCGAAGCTCAGCGGACGAGTGGGAACGGGCGGTGCGGGTGCCTCGTCATCACCACGCGGTGCGGGCGCAGCAGAAATCGGCATGGCCGGCGCGCGCGAGCCGATGAGGCTTGGGAGCGGGGACCGCGCAGGCTCTGGCGCAGTCGGGGCGTCCATCTGAGGCGGCAGAGCGCCAAACATGCGCAGCGGGGCGCGGGCGGGAGCCTCGGGCTCGGCGGACGGCACCGCGGCGGCGACCTGCGGCTGCATGGTCGGGGCGGTTGGCGGCACGAAGCCGGTGAAGCCTGGTGAGATCGCGGCCGGAACGTCGTCGGCCGAGACATCGACCTGGGGCCGAGCCTGCTGCATCAGACGGGCGATGTCGGCCGGGGAGAGGGCGCCGAACGGCGTGAGACCTGCGGACATGGCTGTGGTCCTCAGATGAATTTCGACGCGACGCTGGCGCCGGCGAGGCCAGCACCGAACAGCTGCTGCATGACACCGGGCTGCGGGATCTTCTGGACCGACGTTCCGCTCGAGGAGCCGCCGAGACCCGCGATCGGGCTCACGAGGCCGGAGTAGAGCCCGAGCTGCTTCCAGGGCGACGCCTGCTGCTCGTCGAAGACCTGCTGGGCAGTGTCGAGCTGCTGCTGGCGATCCGCGTCGAGGGCGGCGCCGACACCGGCCAGCGTCTGACCCGGGCGCTGGAGATTGTCGATGTTCGTCCCGACCATGCCGAGACCCTGGAGCGCCGCGGCCCGGTCCGCCTGCGCGGCCGAGAGCTTCATGCCGGCGGTCTGAATGCCGTTCTGGATGTTCTGATTGTCGATGCCGGCCAGGGCAGTCGCGCCGCCGAGCGCCGTCGTGTTCGTGTCGTTGTAGAGCCCGGCTCCGGAGAGGGCGAGGCCGGCGTTGACCTGCTCGGCGTTGTTGATCGACCCGTAGAGCCCCTGCTGGAGGCTGGTGCGGGCGTTGCGCGAGCTGTCGATCGCCGTAGCCGCCTGCGCCTGCCGGGTGCGCTCATTGTCATAGTCGGTGTAGCGCGCCTGCGTGCCGATCGCGCCGAGGGAGTCGGCGATCGTCGCGGCGTAGCGCCCCGAGCCGGTCCGACCCGCCGCGCCCATCTGCTGGGCGATCTTCGAGGCCGCCTCGCCCTGGCTCCGGCCGATCACCGCGTCGAGGTACGGGTTCGCCCCGCCCAGGAACTTGCCGTCGGCGGCATCCTGCAGCGACTTCTCGGTCTGGGTCTGCCCGGAAAGGCTGTCGAGCAGGCCGGTGTAGCCCGAGGTCGAGAGGTTATAGTCGCCGTTCGTGAGCTTCCGGGCCGTCGAGTAGGCGAGGTTGTTCGGATCGGCCATCGTGTCGGCGAGCTGGCTCACCCGCGACGTGTCGATCTTCCCGACGCTGTCGAGCCCGGAGAGCGCGGACTGGATGCCGGAGGTAGTGCCGCCGCTCGACAGGAGACCCTTCAGGTAGCTGTCACCCGCCTGGGCCGCGCCCTGGCCCGCGCTGGCGCTGCCGGCGATGCTATCCAGCGCGGCGAGCGAGGTGTCCCCGAGGCCGGCATAGCGCTGGCCGCCGTAGACCTGCGAGCCGACGCCCGAGTTGTACGCCGCGGTCGCGCCGGAGAGCACGCCCTGGAGCGCGGGCTGTGCCGGCGCCCACGGGTCGTTGTTCTGCTGCTGGACCGTGGTCTGGGTCTTGGTACCGCCGCCCATGTCAGGCCCCGATGCGCTTCGTGAAGTGGTGGCCGAGCTCGCAGGGCGCGGCGGTGTAGTCCGGCAGCACGCGGGCCCAGCCGCGGCGGCCGACGAACTCGACGGTGGTGCAGCCGAGCTGGGCCGCGCCGCGCTCGACGGCGGCGATGACGGCGCCCCACGGGCCGGCCGCGCGGCCACCGAGGGACAGGACCCAGCAGGAGAGCCGGCCACCGCGGTGCTGGCGGACCTGCGTCACGCCCGCCGCCACGAAGCGGTCGCCGTCGAAGATGCCGACGAGCTGGGCCTCGCCGGCCGAGCACGACGCGAGCAGGCCGGCCACGGTCAGGTCGCAGCGGGGCAGGGCACAGGCGGCGCCCAGGCATGCCTCGACGCGCTCGGCGAGGTCAGGCGCGAGCGGCATCGACAGGGGCTGGAGGCGCATTCAGGCCCGGCGCATCTCGAAGCGGAAGGTGCGATCGGTGGCCGGGTTCAGATCGTGCCCGACCGTGAAGCTGCCGCGGTCGGCCGAGATCAGCCACACCATAGCCTTCGACGCGGCTTCCGTGATCGGAACCCAGCGCGGCAGGGCGCCCACGCTGCAGTTCTCGCAGGGCACCTTCGTGCGCGAGACCCCGTTGGCCAGGGTGAAGGTGTCCGACGAGATCGCGTTGGTGGCCCCGCGCGCGAGATCGTCGATCGCGCGGCTGAAGAGCGACAGGTCCTTCTCGTTCCGGCCGGGGACGTTCATCGCGAACCCTCCGCCGTCGCGTCCGGCTCGATGGCCGAGACGTAGGACCAGGTCGTGCCGGCGGGGATCCGCACCCGGGCGCGGTGGTAGCGGCCCGAAGCGCGGGACGGCGCGATCCGCTCCACGGTCGGACCTGTCTCGGGCAGCCAGCGGGAGGGCACCGAGGCCGCGAGGCTCTCGCGGACACCGATCGCCACGCGCCAGTCGTCTGCATCCGTATCGAGGCGGGCCCCGCGCAGGAAGGCGCGGTTCGGCCGTGCCAGCATGGCGTCGGGGGTCTGCACCACCGCCTCCAGCGCCGGCCCGTCGAGCACGGCAAGCCGGTTGTCGGTCGTCATCACCGCGAGCAGCGTGGCACCGCCCTGGTAGATCGGATCATCGAGCGAGGGCTGGGCTGGATCGTCGATCGAGCCCTCGATGCTGTCGATCGAGGTGTCCGGCGTCGCGGCCGACATGCCGAAGCGGAGCGGCGTATCGAGGAACGACCAGCGGTCGAGGAGCCAGTCGTACAGCAGCGCCTCGCCCAGCAGGGACGGGTCGGACGCGTCGGTGCCGGCGAGCCGGTAGGCGAACAGGATCCGCTCGCCGGTCGGGTCCCGGAACGCCACCGTCATGCCGACGCGCTCCGGGTCGACGCGGCCCTGGAAGAACCGGTTCACCCGCTCGGCACCGATCGGCGTGGACGGGCCGCCGCCGATCACCAGGGCATAGAAGCCGTCGCGGTCGAGGAAGAAGATGCGCGGCCCGACCTTGGCGATGCACCAGGGCGCCACCGCGCCGCGGTTCTCCTCCAGCACCGAGCAGTCGAACACGTTCCCGGAATCCGGGCTCAGCGTCATGCGCCGGATCGCCCGCTCCTGGAAGATCACGCCATACTCGCCGCCCGCAAAGCCGGTCACGGCGCCGCCGTCGGGGAGCTGCTGCTCGTCGCCGGTCTGGTCGAGCTGGCCGAGCGGCCACTGCTCGATGTTCCCGCTGTTGGACCAGCGCACCGTCTGCGGCGTGTCGGGCAGGCCCGCCAGCACCAGGAAGTCGCCGACGACGCCCATGTGGCGGGCCCGGGGCGGACCGCCACCGAGATCCGCGAAGGGCTGCGTGCCGGCCTGGAGGACGTCGATCGTGGCCTTCTGCACCGGTGTGCCGGCCGAGCAGGCGAGCAGCAGCGTGCCGTAGACGACGAAGGACCAATAGTCCCCCGGCGGCACGCTGTAGGAGGTGCTCGGGTTCGTCACCTCGTGCCACGCCTGGTCCGTCGTCTTGTAGACGAACAGGCCCTTCGAGGTGCCGGCCACGTAGATCGGGAAGTTGTAGGTCGGCGAGAACACCGCGATTGCGCCGCGGCACTCCGCCGGCAGGGCGAGCGACAGCGGTACCGGCGCCAGGACCGGGCCGTACCCGTCCGAGCGCGGCACCACGTTGGTCGCGACCGCCGAGACCGAGGCGTCGACCGAGGCCCTGTCGGGCGCGAATGGCGCCAGCTTGATCGGGTCCATGCTACTCGGGCCGCGCCACGGCCTGCGCAGAGGCCTGCAGCTCGGCTGGGCGGCCGGTACGCTTGGCCACCTTCGCCGTGTCGGCCTTGATCCCGAGCGCGGCCAGGACCTGGAGCATCAGGCCGGTGTGCGCCTGGACCGCGGCCGGATCCTTCTGGAACAGGTAGGCCTCCGCCAGGACGGCGTAGAGGTAGGCGTCGGGCGCCTTGGCCAGCAGCCAGTTCTTCGGTGCGTTGGAGGTCAGCGGCGGGATCGCGGCATAGTAGGCCAGCGTCACCACGCCGGGCTTCTCCGGCACCATGCGCACCTTGCCGGCGCGGATCGTGAAGTACTGCGGGTCGCCGCCCGGGCGGTGCCGGAACCGCGCCTCCGGGCTGTCGGCCTCGGCGAAGGTCGGGCGCGCCGTGCGGCCCGAACCGGCCCAGGACACGGCCAGCCACTCAATGAAGTCGGTGGGCAGGTCCATCACGGCGACCGGCGCCGCGGCGGTACCGCCGCTGGCCTCCGTCTCCATCTCGCGCGCGCGCAGGACCGCGTTGAAGTGGCTCTCAGCCAGCGTGATGAAGCCCGGCACAGCGTCCGCGAGGTCGGGACGGGCGATGTAGTCCAGGACGGCGGCCTGGAGGCTCGCCAGATCGGTGATCGGTGCGGCCACGGCTGCCTCAGAGATAGTAGGCCCGCACCTGGCCGGTGGAGGCGATGGCGTTCGAGCGGCCGCGGAGCGCGTTCAGCTCCTCGGCGATGATGTCGCCCTGCTCCTTCGCCATCGCGGGGCTGCGCAGGACGTTGCGGGCGAGGTGCCGCTTCGCCCACGCGGCGATCAGGCTGGAGGCCTCGTCGGTCCAGGCGTTCGCCTCGTCGAGGTCCGGCGCGGGCAGCCGGACATGCGCCATGAGGCGGACCGTCCAGGCATCCGACGGCATCGGCCACAGTCGCAGCGAGCGCTCGAAATACGAGTAAGCGCAGGGTCGCGACTGGCTGGTGGGCTCGTCGCCCTTCTCGATCCAGGCCTCATCGACACGCTGCAGGACGGTCGGGGTCTCGCCGTCGAGCATCACGACGCTGTCGATCGCCATCAGGTCCGGGATCGCACCCGCATCGCCGGCCGAGTAGACGTCCGAGCCGGCGATGGTCTGGAAGGTGACGTACCCTTCGTTGAAGAAGAAGCGGTCCGGCTGGTAGAACCGGATCGCCCGGTCAACGGCCGTCGCGATCTGCGGGCCGAGGTCCGCGCGCTCGATGTCGTCCGCGATCTCCGCGTACAGATCGGCGAGCGTCGGCCGCCCGTCCTGTGTGGGCATCGGGCACCGTCTCCGTCTTCGAGGGCGACGGCGGCGGGGGCTGTTCTGCCTCCGCCGCCAGGGCCGCCGCGCCGAAGTGCAGCAGCATCCACGCCGACATCAGGCGTCGTTGTCCGGGGCGTAGTGGAACACGAGCGTGGCCACGCCGGCCGCCGGGGCTCCGGCGATCGTGCCGTAGATCGGCGAGTCAGCGACGAGGCGGCCCTTCAGGGTCGCGGTGTCGACGCGCTTCACACCGGCCGCGGTGACGGCGGTATCGGCCGCGGCGGCGAGGTCGTTGCCGCCGATGGACGTGCCCAGCGTGAGCGAGGCGCCGGCCGTGAAGGCGGTCTCGACCAGCACGAGCAGCGAGGTGATGAGCGCGCCGGCCGGCAGCGAGGCCGGCATGACGAAGGCGCCGTTGGCGAAGTTCACGGTCTTGCGGATGGTGTGCGAGACCTGCTCGCGCAGCTCGCGCGCGGCCGGCTGCACCGGGGTGACGTTGGTGGCCACGATGGCCTCCTATTCTGGACAGGCAGGGACAGGCGAGGGGCCGGAGCGCTAGGCCCCGGCCCAAGTCAGCCGTCAGGCTGGATCAGCGACCGATCAGGCGTCGGCGGGCTTGGCGTAGGTCGGGATGACGATCGTGCCGAAGTCGTCGCCGTTGAAGGTCGTCTTCTTCAGGCCCCAGATCGCCCAGGCCGAGACCTCGAGGTTGCGCTTGTGGTCGAGCAGCTCTTCGTTCCAGCGGTACCGGGTGTCGCCGCCAGCCTTGCCGTAGGCGATGGTCGCCGCCTGGGCGCCGAGCAGCACCGCGCGGCGGGTGTTGGCGACAGGGGCGAGACCGTCGGCCGAGACGCCCGCCGTGACGTCCTGCGCCTCGCGGAGCACGACGCCGTTATACTCGCCGAGAGCACCCGTGTAGATCGGGCTCTTGCTCGACTGCATGCCGGCCATCGCGGCCTTCTGGATGTCGAGCCACTGGCCGGCGCTGGTGTTGGTGCGGATCGACGTGACCTGCTCGGTGGCGAGGTACATCACGTAGAGCTTACGCCCGCCCACCACGACCGGCCGGATCATGACCTTGCGGTTCACGCCGCCGGTCTTGGCCAGCTCGACCGCCTTGTCGATCAGGTCCAGGGTGAAGATGTCGGCAGAGGTCAGCGCCGCATCGTTGGCGCGGGCGTTCGGGCGGAAGATCCGGCCCGCGGTCGCCGGGGTGACGACGTTGTTGGCGGTGAACTTCTTCGCGCCATTGAGCTGGTTCGCCGGGGTGAAGCCGCAGACGTGGTTGAAGAAGCACACCGTGCGGCGGGTCTGGAACCAGTCGGCGATGCCCGCGCGGGCGGTCTCGCGCAGGTTGAAGGGGACGCGCTGCTGGTCGATCGTGTTCTCCGACTTCACGCCGACGACCTCACCGAGCTCGTCGATGGTGACCTTGTCGGAGTTGATGCCGATCTGCTCGCCGTTACCCTCGGCCACGTCGGACGAGGAGAAGCCCGGGCCGCGGAGCTGCATGCGCAGGCCGAAGGTGACCTGGTCGCCGTTGCCCTTTTTGGTCTCGGTCTTCTCCTGGATCACGGCGTCGTCGCCGGTACCGACCAGGGGATCGATGTCGATGGACTTGTTGGCCTCGGCCGCGAGCTTCTTGCTCCACAGCTTGACGGCCATCGGGTCGTTCTGCCCGAACGCGGTGTAAGACATGGGGGTGCCTCTGAAGGCTGGATTCCGTGGGGGAGGGTTCGTGCGGGCCGTGCGTCGGCGCGCGGACGGAAGCCGGGCCCCAGAAAGACCGTTGGGGACGGGGTCGGACGGGCGCCGTGCGTGGCGCGGACGAAGGCTCTGACGCGGCCGGGCGGATCCTATGCGGGGATCAGTCGAACGACCGGACACGCGCGAGCGCCCCGCCTTGCAGCAAGGTGCGGCACGGGGCCGGACGGAAACTTGGGAAGCGGGGAGACGGGGCCAGCTGGGCCCGCGCGTCTCGCGGCGGTAGTCCTTTGAGCGTGTTCGCCCGTCGGGTCAAGCGGATTGGGCTACGGCACCATCGTTCAGCCAAGCGATCCGCGTCTCGGCACGCTCCCGGGTCGCACAAGCGAACCACACAACACCCAGCGGCCCGTCCCAGACGCAGACATGCGCAGCGAGAACGTTCTCGGGATGATGCTCGTACCGGGCCATCGTCGGACTCTACCGGATGCGCAGCCGTGCAGAAAGCGGCGCGCGAGCTGACCCGCGCGCCGTATCGGATCAGCCGCCCATCAGCGCGCGGATGCGCGCCGGGTTCGCGGCCATCAGCTTCTCAAAGTCCGCCTCGGACATGCTCGACAGCGTCTCCAGCGTGATCTCGCCGGCAGGCTGGCCACCGGCGGCCGAGAGCGAGCGACCCGGGCCGGCCTGTCCGGCGGCGGCGCGCGCAGCCCTATCGGCGGCGGTCTCAGCCGGCGCGGCCGGTGGTGCAGCGGCGGGAGCAGGCTCCGGAGCCTTCGGGGCGAACCCGCGGCTCTTGGCCAGAGCCGCGATCATGGCAGCCGGCGACTGGCCGCGCTGGCGGGCCGTCTGGGCGAGGTTGAACTCCTCCTCGCGCACGGCGTCGATCGCGGCTTTCTGTTCCATGCCGAACAGCGTCAGCTCGGCTACGCGGCCAGCGAAGAGGTGCTCGTAGGCGTCCGCGACCGTGGCGTCCGCCTGCATCGCTGTGCGGAGGTCCTGCTGGTAGAAGCCGATCACCTCGTTCCGCGCCGCCTCGGCCTGGCGGGTCTCCTCGGCCTTCTTCTGGCTCTCGGTGAGCTGGGTCTGGCCGGTGCGCAGCGCCTCGATCTGCTGCTCCAGGTGCTTCGCGTACCCGAAGATGTCCTCGGCCGGGTCCGGCACCTTCACCGGCTCGGGCGTGGCCGCCGGCTGGACCGGGGTGGCGGGGCGCTGCATCGCCTCGGACAGGATGCGCAGGCGCTCGTCGCCACGGGCGAACCGCTCGCGCAGCTCGTCGCGCTCCTTCTCGACCGCCTTCCGACGCTCGCGCTCCTCGTGCAGAGCGCCGTGCGGGACGAACTTGCCCTTCTCGTCGCGCGGCTGGTTCTCCGGTGCGCCCTCGGGCTTGGCGCCTTCCTCACCGGACTCGGGCTCGGCCACGGGCGGCTCGGCAGCGGCCGGGGCAGGCTCGGCGGCCGGCGGGGTCAGACCATCGGACGCGGGGGCTTCCTCGCCGCGCTCGTAGGCCTCGAAGGCAGCCTGCTCCTCGGGCGTGAAGGCGTCATCGCCGCCGCCGATGGCGAGGTCGGTATCGGTCATGTGGTCCTCGTGACGTGAAGGGGACGAAAGCCGGCGTGCGCCGCCGACGGGCGTAAGGGGTCAGGCCGCTGCTTCCGCGGTCTGGGCTGCAGCCTCGGGAGCCGTCAGGAGCTGAGCGAGCTGCACGGCGGCCGAGGCGTGATCCTGATGGGTGAGCGCCTGCTCGCGCCCGGCCTTGGCGTTCTTCAGGTTCGCGCCGGCCGTCATGTCCTGGATACGGGCGACCGCCGTCTGCACGGCGATCTGCTTCTGCTGCTCCTGCTCCGGCGTGTCGGCGCTCTGGGCAAGCAGGTCGCGCATCTTCGCGACGAACGAGGCGGGGAACGGCGAATAGGGCAGGATCTCGAGCAGGACCTGCGGCGTGATCATGTCCTTGATGATCGGCAGGACCGAGGTGAAGGTCTGCCAGACGATCTGCTGCTGGTTCGGCGAGGCCGGAGCGTCGTCGATCACCACGTCGAAATCGCCCATGGTCCGGTCGCGCATCAGCGGCACGACCTTGGCGCCCTCGTCACCCACGATGCGGATCAGGCGTCCGTCCGAGAGGTACGTCTGGATGAAGAACAGGCGCACCCGGCCGATGTGCTTCCGGGCCCGGCGCAGGGAGTCGAACAGCGTCGCCAGGATCGTCATGGCGGCTTGCTTGCGCTGGTACTCCAGCACGCCGGCCTGGTCGTTCTGCTTCTGACCGAGCAGCTCCAGGTTCACGCCCGACGTGTCGCGGATGGAGCCGATGGCGAACTCCATGAGCTGCCAGTGACCCGATGGCAGCACCGGGAGCGGCTTCTCCTTCATGCGAGCCGACATCAGCGCGCCGTCGGAGACCCACGACACCGCGCCGGGCTTGGCGATGCTGGCCTCGAAGGCGCGCTGATCCGGAACCGCGCCCTTCTCCATGATCCAGCCGCCCTTGGACTGGCGGTTCAGCATATCGAGCGTCTGCGACAGCCACTTGTTGGCGAAGCGCTGCGGGTCGCGCATGGGCCGCACGATCCCGAACCACGTTCCCTTGTTGTGGTCGCGGTCGCCGGTCAGGCAGGCGTAGGAGAACTGGTCGCCGGCAGGAGCCGGGCCGTCCTCCAACACCACGGCGCCGAGGAAGGCGCGGCGGTAGACCCGCTTCATCCGGTGGAACACCTTCAGCGGCATGCCGAGCATCTCGGCGCGGCGGGCGAGGACGGCCGCCTGCTTCGGATCCATCTCCTGCGGCTCTCCGGACGTGGGGTCGATCGCCACCGCGACGCGGGCGCGCTCCCACCACTGGCACTCGACGATCGTCACGCGCGAGGACGAGGCGTCGGCATCCTGGCCCGGCCGGTCGATGCGGCGCTCGCCGGGCTGGATCTCGTGATGCTCGCCGTCACCATCACGATCCTCGGCCCAGGCGGCATCGAGGAGCGCGGGATCGACCTCGGGGAACAGCGCCTCGGCTTCCGCCCGGTCCATCGTCTTCGCGCGGAACAGGCGGCGGGCATCGGCGAGGTTCCGCTTCCGGGCCGCGGCGTCCCAGTTCATCTCCAGAGCGTTGACCCGGTCCTCGACATACGCGCCGTCCGGATTGGTCTCATAGTCGAGACGCATCTCGACCCAGCCCATGCCGCAGATCGCGCAGTCGACGAACGCGTCGGATTCCTCGTCCTCCGCCTCGGCCTCGTCCGCGAGGTAGCGCGACGCCTCGGTGAGCAGCTCGTTCTTGGCCGCGTCGCCGATCTCGCGGGGCAGGTACTGGATGTCCTGCCGGCTGTTCACCTCGGAGCCGGCCACGGCCTTGATGACGGGCAGGATCCGGTTGAACGTCACGGGCGGCCGGCCCTGCTGGCGCAGCACGGCCTCGTCCTCGGTGCTCCACTGGCGGCCGGCCACGAAGTCGAAGTCCTCGCGGGCATCCTCGCGCCACTTCGCGGAGGCCTCCCGGTCGGTGCGGTACCAGCCGCGCAGACGGCGCAGCAGCGCCTCGCGGTCGAGCCCAGCCTGATCCACCCCCTCGCCGTCGAGGGCGGGCGCGTCCGTGTCCGTCATGCCGCCCAACCTGATCCTGATGTGCTCTCATCCGCCTCGCGGCGGCGTCGGCGCGCGTAGACGTCGTTCGGACCATCCACCGGCGGATCGTCCTCACGGGGCTCGGCGATGCCGATGGCGAAGTACCGGAAGGCGTCAGCCGTGTGGCTCGCCCAGTCGTGCAGAGGGGCCTTGGAGAAGGCCTGCGTGTTCGGGTCGACGTCGAACCGGTAGTTCCGGAGCGCCTGGAGCCCGTCGGCGCAAGCCTCCTCGTCAAACCAACACCGCGCGAAGATCTTGCGGGCCGCGTCGATGCCGGCGGCGACCGTCAGGCGAGGCGTGATCCGCACCCGGTGCCCCGCCGCCCACATCTGCTGCTCGATCGTGCGCTCGGAGGCGAGCAGCTCGTTCCGGGCGTCATGCGGGAGCCAGTGCTCGCCGTAGACGTAGCCCTTGCCGCCCTGCTCGACCGGAAGCGCCCGCTCCTTCAGCACCTCGAGGTAGTGGCCGAGCGCGTGGCCCCGGTTCTCGTAGAAGTCGATCAGACGGAACTCGAAGCCGACGATCTGGGCGAACCAGATGCTGGTCTTGTCCGCCCGGCCCAGATCCCAGAACGTGTGAACCGGCTTGGTCGGGTCGTACGGGACCTTCGTGAACCGCTTGGCGGTCGCCGCGGCGAGGATCTCGTTCGCGTAGATCGCGCCGTCGAGCACCGCCTTGCAGTTGCCGCCCCAGACCGTCTCGTAGGCGACCGGGTCCCGCTCCTTCAGGTCCAACGCCTCCTGCCGGAGCACGTCGGGGAACCAGGGATTGTCCTCCCAGCCGATCTTCACGACCCGCGCGCCGGTCGGCGGCTTCTTCACGAAGCGCTGGTAGGTCTCGTCCTCCTCCAGCTCCGTGTTGAAGCTGATCCAGATCTCCGAGCCTTCCTTGCGGATGGTCGGGATCAACACGTCCCAGGACGTCTTCGAGACGGTGCGGGCCTCCTCGACCCAGCAGATGTCGACACCCTCGGTCGACTTCACCGAGGCGACGTTGTGCCGAAGCCCCTTGAAGATGAACTCGGTGCCGTTCCGGCCGAGGATCCGCTTCTCCTGGACGTCGTAGAAGCCGTGCAGTCCCAGGAGGTCGATTTGCTGCGCGAACAGCGCGTGCGCCGATTCCGCGATGCTGTTCTGAAACTCACGAGCGGCGAGCACCCGGAGCGGCCGCTGTGCGCCCTGGATCAGAAGCGCCCGGCCGAAGCCCCAGGATTTCGCCCCGCCGCGACCTCCGTAAGCGACCTTGTAGCGCGCCGGCTCGAACAGGAAGTCGAGCTTCTCCGGGAACTCAACCTGCATCGGGCGGCTGCCCGGGCCGGATGAAGGTCACCGTCATGCCGGTCGGGATCGCGCCGCCCTCGCCATCTCCGTCGATGGGCTGGGTCGGCTTGCCGTAGCCGCGATCGAGGATGGCGTTGGCGGCTGCTACGCGGGCGGCCTCGCTCTCACCCGCGGTCGCGATCGCGACCAGGACCTGCAGCGCGGTCTCAGTGTGCGCGCGGGCAAGGTCGCGCACCTTGGCCGAGGCTTTTGGGCGGCCGCCGGGGTTGCCGGACTGGCCGGGCTGGAACTGGCTCATGAGCCTGTTTCGTTCCTGATCTCAGGAGCGCCGCCGCTGGCAGAACGTCTTATGCGTGCCACCGGCCGGCAGGCTCAGATGCGTGGTCAGCAGCGTGCCGACCATCGGGCATTCGGTGACGAGCGCCACCGGCTGCGTGAGCACGTCGAGGGCGGTATCGCTCGTGCAGTCGGGCCCTTCGACACCGGGCGGGCAGGCGAGTGCGCCGGCCATGTAGCCCGGAGACTGGGCGTGTGCAGGCTGGTCAAACACCCAGACCCAGGCCCAGCCGAGCATCAGGATGAGGAAAATACCGGCCAGCTGCCGGACACCGAGAATGCTGCGGGCGATCTCAAGCATCGGTCGCGATCTCCATGACCAGCACATCAGCGCAGACGCTGAGCCGTATCTCTGTGGCCCCCATCACACTTCAGCCCGCCGTCAGTGCTTGGCCCGGGACGGCATATCGCCGAACAGGAGCGTCAGACGCTCGGCCGCGACGCGGATGTCGTCGGGGAGTGCGGGCCGAACCATCACGAACGAGGCCGTTCGGCGCGAGCGTAGGGCTGCCACGGCGATGCCGGCGAGCAGGATGGCGGCGCAGAGGCGGGGCATCAGCGGAGGATCCTCACCGGGATACCAAGCAGCCGCTCCGCGTCGGCGCGCGACAGCTTCGGGATCGGGCCGGCCGGCGCACCGAGGTTCTCGGCACCGACGGACAGCTCGTGCTCGCCGCGATGGACGCGGGCCGGCTGGGGGCCGGCCGGGTGCGTGCTGAGCAGCCAGAGAAGGACGAGGCGCTTCAGCATGGCCGGGCTCGCAGCATCGCCATGGAGCGGCGGACCTCGAACTCGCCGGCCCGGGCCTCGTCGTACGGGGTCTCGACCGGGAGCGGCGTGGCGGCCGGGTGGCCGATGACGCCCTGCCGGCGGAGCTGGTCGCCGTAGGCCTGGGCCGCTGGGTCGCGCTGGAGGCGCTGCGCATGGCGAAGCGCCCGGTCCGCGTCGGCCGGGGTGAAGTCGGGGCGTGCGGTCAAAGGATGATCGCCTCATGGGCGCCAGGCCGGAGCACGTGCTGCTCGGCGCCGGTCCAGGTGAACAGGTATTCGACCGCCCCGCGGTACTTCGGGTTGTCGAGGACGTAGCCGACCGTGTCGTGCCGCCAGCGGCGGCCGGTCGGTGAAGGGATGCCGTCGCGGTTCAGCCCCTCGGCGATCGCCTGGAGGGTCGCCCGCGGGCGCTTGCCGCGGCCCCGCTCTCGGAAGATGCGTCGGATGACCGCCGCCTGCTCCGGCACGATGATGAGGCCGCCCGCCCGGTCGGTCGCGTAGCCGTAGGGGACCCGACCCCCGGCGAAGCCGCCGCGGCCGGCCTTCGCGAGCTTCCCGCCCGCGGTCCGGTCCCGGATCGTGAAGCGCTCCGATTCCGCCATGCCGGCGAGGATCGCGAACACGGTGCGCCCCATCGGCGTCGCCGTGTCGATCGGCTCGGTGACGGACCGGATGCCGACCTCGTGCGTCTCGGCCAGATCCGCCACGGTGGTGACGGCGTACCGGATCTCGCGGGCGAGCCGGTCGAACCGATAGACCAGCAGCACCGAGAACTTCCCGTCGGCAGCGAGCTGCAGGACCTCGCCGAACCCAGCCCGGTCGGCGGGCCGGGTCGCACCAGATACGCCCGCGTCGGTGATGACCGCGACGAGCTCGTAGGCCTGGCTCTCGGCGAAGGCGCGGAGGGCTCGCTCCTGTGTCTCAAGCCCGAAACCGTGAGCGGCCTGCTCGTCGGTGGAGACCCGGAGGTAGGCCACCGCGCGGGTGGCCAGAACCGCCTTCGCGGCCTCTTGGGTTTTTATTCTGCCCCGGGCGCGAGCGGTTCGCCGCGACCCTGAAATCGCGGTTAAGTCACTCATTCCGTTGATCTATTTACGCTGGCGTGGCGGTTTTTGCGGAAATGTCTTGGTAATTCCGCATCGGGGCGTCGGATCTGCCCCTCGATCGGTGAAGACGCCGCACCCGTGATGCAGGTCGGAGGACGTTACCTCCTGAAGAGGAACACAATGACCTTGCTGCGCACCCTGACGCTCGCCGTCGCGATCATCGCCCCGACAGCCGCCGGAGCCGAACCGATCGGAGCTTCAGTGATGCTGGTCCGGCATACGACCACGCTCGGTCAGATCAAGCCGCCCCGCCGCCCAGACGACTCGACCTTTCGAGGAGCCGCGACCGGCCGGGCAAAGAACGATGCGGTCGGTGACAAGCTCAGCCGCGGCATCTGCATCGGCTGTAGCCCGCGATAGCGTCAGGCCGCCCGACGACGCCGGGCCACCGTGAAAGGCTTGCCCTTTTCGCTCTGTCCGGACAGGCCGAAGGTGCGCTTCTCGACGGTGCCGATCAGCGGCCGGAGGTGGCGGATCAGCGACCGGATGCGCCGGCAGTGATGGTCGCGGGCTTCGAGGTCGACGTCCTGGCGCCCGGTCGCGCGCAGGCGGCAGAGCGCGAGGCTCTCCTCCTCGATTGCGGTGACGATAGCGTGGGCGCTCATCGGGGACCGATCATGACATGGAACACCGCCCGCGTCTCTCGGGGCAACGCCTAAGCTGTTGAGCGGGTTCGGGTTGCGACCGAGGCTGCGCCTTCAAGGCCGGGAAATTCGCGGGAGGCCCGCAGCGTCTGCGACCGCCAGTGAGACAGCATCTGCTCGCTGGGGGATCAGTTCATGACGCTGACCACCTCCAAACCGGATGATAGGTCGAAGCGCGTTACCAGAATGCAAACGCCCGGCGGCTTTTCAGCCCCGGGCGTGCGTCTCGCGACGATCGGGTTTTGCCGGGTTTCGCCCGACGGGTCAAGGACGACTGCCGTCAGGGAGGTGGTACTTCGCGACGGTGGCTTCGGTCACCCAACGCGAGCCGCTCGATTTGCAAATCTCGTAAGCGGACTTGATTGCTGCGTTCGAGAGACGGTTTATGTCCGCCGTCGTCCTGAATTTATGGCGTTTCATGAGCCCTGGAGGCTGCCTGAAGTCCCAGGTAAGAACATCTCCATGATTAGTTGCGCCCCATATGTGGTGGCATATTTCGTTGCGTCGCTCGCATAATTTGAGAAGGCCGCTCAAGGCTTCGGTCATGCTTTTCTTATTGTCTTCCGGCAAATCGCTCTGCTTTACCGCCGTCTTTACAAGGCGGATTTTTGCCTCTGCGCTGTTTGTGGAAGAGAGAACTCCGGCGGATATGTCCTGCTCAACCTTGGCCGCGATGCCAAACGCGATCGTTAACGTAGCTTCCGCAAGTGACCATCGGGCGATGAACTTACCGAGCGCTATGACAATATCCGGATGATCGTCAATAAATCCGATCCTGGTTTCGGTTTCTGGTCCGATATGGGGTGCCATTACATGCTCCGGTCAGACGGAGAAGCTGGCACGTGTCGGCCCTGATGTCAGCTTTGCGGTCGATCGAAAGAGCGCCAGAACGCCTCATCGCGCACCCAAGTCGCCTCGACCGTCACTGTCGAGGCGAGCACGCGCTTCCAGAAGCGGTGTGCCGCCGGCGTCTGGGCGGCGAGCATCCGGTCGGCTGCGGATCGGTTAAGGCGCTCGTACCGGACGCGGGGACGCTCAACCCGCCGCATCCCAAGCGGCGGATATATCGCGAGGTGGCCGCTGCACACGCCGTCAGGCCTCCCCGCTGACCCGGCACCGAACCGCCACGATGTCTCGCACCCGCCCGCGTCCGGCGACGGCCCGCTGGACATCCGGCTTGGCCTGCGGGGCATAGCGCGCTTCCTCGGCGCCCCAGTACTGCCCCTGGCCGGCCGGGACGGCGCGGCCACGCGCGTCGGTCTCCTCGCCGGTCTTCTGGCCCTGGAAGAACCGCTCCTGCACATTCGCGACGCCCTCGGCCGCGAAGTCCTCGTCGAGGTTCTCCATCAGGATCCGGAAGTGCTCGGCGATGTAGGCGGTGCCGCGCTCGCCGCCCTTGCCGCGAGCCTCGGCGAACTGCGCGAAGGTCTTCCGGCCGGTGAGCACCTCGTGGAGGAATCGGGCGCCGGGGGCGCCGACGGCCCGGACGACCTTGTCCTTAAGCTTCGCCACCAGCCGGGCGTCGTCGATCGCGTAGATGACCGACAGCTCGTGCGCTATGGTCATGTCCTTCGAGCCACGGACCCCGAAGTCCATGGAGCCGAGCCGGGCGCCGGAGGCGCGCTCGAAGATGGCCTGGACCTGGCGCCCGACCTCGTACTGCGAGACCGTGAGCCGCCCGTGCGAGCGCTCCATCTCCAGCACGTCGACCCGGCGGTTGACCGAAGCGAGCGAGCGGCCGCCCGGGGTCCACGGATCGTCGACCGCCACGGCCGCTGTTTGGATGGGGCCACGCTTGCCCCGGACCGGCTTCGATAGGTCGGTGCGCGGGTCGAAGGCGCCAGCGTGGTCGTACCGGTCGCCGCGCGGATCCCGGCGCCGCTCCGGCCGAGCGAACCGCTCGTGCGTGTGGGTGGCCGGCGAGCCGGCGAGGGTGATGGCCTTGGTCCTGGACGCTGCCACGGTGGTGCCCCTTGAGGCGGTCGACCTTCCGTCGATCCGTGACACCTGATCTGCGTCCCGTTTTTGGACACTGGCAAGCGAATGCAGGCCCACGCGACAATCAGATCCGTAAGCCCTCGCCATTGGTCCAAATTATCGTCCGGCACCCATGTTCAGAGGCCGCAACGGGTGGGTTCCTTCCCGTCAGCTTCCGGACAGGGGATGTATCGAAGCGGACATAGCGGCGTGACTGACGACGCGCTGCAGCCTCTGAAAAAATCCACCTGCCTGCAGTTCGATAGACGATGCGCCAAAACAGGGCCGGGTAGGTTTGCGGCAGTCTTCTATTCAACAAAATACCTGCGACCCAAACGTTTATACGGCGACCGAATTTGGCTGCGACCAAGAGTCGGATCTGCCAGCATATAGAAAACGTCCGCAAGTCTTACGAATTTTACCTAGAATTCACGCCCACGTTCCCGGGCGGAAGGTCTGCAGATTGACAAATCATAACTCACTTGCGCAGAACAAAAATTCCAATAAGCTATGCAAAATACCGAACCGGAACGATGAAGAGGGATCGATGAGAGGGCTAACTTTCTCGTTACTGATCACATGTCTCGCAACAAGTGCATCGGCAGAATATGTCCCACTCGGAACAATCAACAACGCCCAGACTCTCAGCACTTCGGGTCTCCCAGCGCCAGCTCTGAAGCCTGTGCTCGGCCAGGGTTACGATGTTTTCGCTAATGAACTGCGACAAGATTGCGTAGCTGGAAATGGTCATGACTATACCGATGGTCATAAAGGCGCAGCTCTTCTCGACATAGAGTATATCAATACGACGTCTGATATGCAGTCGTACGACAAGGCCTCGCAACAATCAGTGAGCCTTTCATTTGCGTATAAGCTATTCAACGCTGATCTTGGCGACGAGATTCATACATCGAAGTCATTCAATTCCGTTAATCAGTTCGCCCGAATTTATCGGCGGCTCGTCACCCAGGCCGAAACCCGGAACGACGGCAAATGGCAACCTAGCATAGAGAAAGTTGTTTCGCAGGACCTAAATAAACTGAACGTAATGAAAAATTTTACTGAGTTGTGCGGGACGCATTTCATTTCAGCTATCTATCGCGGTGACTTACTTGACCAAACCGTCAAATTTAATCTCAACAAAGATAGCTACACCGAGGAAGGTAAGAAGAATTTTTCAGCCGGTCTAAAAGGGATATTTAGTGCGGGATATTCAGATACTGCTTCGCAAAATAATCTAAAGACCGTTTCTGAATTTATTTTCATCAAAAATGGGGACCAAGGCGCCATCGGCAAATCGGCTCCTAATCCTAATTCACCTGGCGGCCCTCTAGCTGCTGCGCAGTATGCTCACACCACTTATGCCGACCAAGTGGCTGACTTAGATCCTACCACGAGTGCAATTATCGGAATCGATGTTCTGCCGTACTGGAGGTTCAATTTACAGGGTCGGGACGCCTTCGGACGTTGGCAGAATGCGATTTTGGATAATATAAAAAATAAGCAACCTGCCTATTCAAGGCTCTTGAGTGCATTGTCGGACATAGATTTCGCACTTAACGAGTTTAATGATGACGCCAAGCGTCGCATTTTCTATGACGAGACTTCTGAAAGTCTTAAAACAAAAAATACCCTTGCAACTATTATTCAAAATGCTTTTCTTGCTGCCGTGAAGGCCTGCTACGACTTTACGTTTTCGGGTGAGCAAGAGAAAGCCGCGAAGGTATGTGGCGACGATCTTGTAAAAACTTTACCGACAGATCAGATACAAGCTGTTCGTCCAAAACTTAAGCAATAAACACAATTATTAAATTCTAAAGACGAGCATAATGGTGAGCTACATCGAAAATTACCGAAAATACCTGCCAAATCATGTAAATCAGGAGCGATCATCTATGAAAAATCGTTTTGCGGTCGCGGCAATTATTGTCGCAATAGTGAATGCACCTGCAACCACCGCCTTTGCAGCGGACCCAAGTTTCACATGCCAGCTCCGCGAAGGTGGAAAACGGATGGTCATCCAGGGAAATAATAGCTCCGGACAAAATATAAGTTGCAGTGAGGTACACTGCGAAGCGTTCATCAACATCCCCGGCGGGACTCGCCGATGTGAAATCAAGACGCCATTCAATATTCCCCCTAATACAAAGGGTCAGGAAATTGGAAATTGCTTCGACGACACACAGCCAGCAACCCGAGTGATTGGAACAGGCTTCACATGCTGAAGTTTTAGTGACAATTAAGACCAACGGCTGATTTCATTTTGGCCTAGAGAGACAGCGAATTGCTGACTATTTTGTGAGCAGTCGGCAGCATGTTGTGACAGAATGATTAATCTTTTACTATAGTGAACTTGCGTCTACGCTAAATCAGCTCGCTTTGGGGCGAAGTACCATTGTACACTTGCCGCCCCGAGCCAACGTCGCCGGACGACTGACAAATGGCGGCTTTCAGGAAATGCTGATTGTGGTCCGCATCGCCGAATTGGGTCGCAAGCAGCCTCGCCAGACTGCTCAGTCAAAGCTGACCTGCCCTGGAAGAGATTAGTCTGATCCGCCACCCAGCCCGCGCCTGTTCCAGGCCTCCGCTAGCCGCTCGCAGGCACGCTTTCGTCGCCGGTCGAATGTGCGACGCTGGACGCCGAACTCGCGGCAATGGTCGCTAACCGATCCGCCCGGCACGTCCTTCAACAATCGGAGCCGGCGGTGGCGTCTGATCCTGCCGCGGGCCTTGGCACGGGCCCAGGTGAGGAGAGCGACACGCTCCTCGCTGTCTCGGCCCAGGATCTCGGCCGAGAACACGATCCAGTCGAACGTCGCCCGCATCTCCTGCGGGTCATTCGGCTGGAGCCGGTTCGGCCGGACGCTGAAGATGCCCGAGCTGGTGAAGGCCATGAACGCCGCCACCAGCCACCGCTCCACGTCCGCGCACGTCATGGCCGGCGGGTCCGGGCCTTCGATCCTTAGCGGGTTCGCCATCAGCACCGGACGCGGATACTCCTCACGCAGCCGAGCGGCCGAACAGGTCAACTGCCGGCGGGTCGGCGCGGGCGGCCTCCGCCGGCATCGGCGGCACCGCGACCCGCGCTTTGACGATCGCGCGGCAGTCCGGATCGGCGCACGACCACATGCCGTCGCTGCGGTTCCGGAAGACGCCGAAGCCGAACGAGGCCCCGAACACGCCGCAGGACGCGCAGGTGCGCTCGGTCGGGCGCTTGGCCGCCTGCTCGGCCGCTTCCTCGGCGGCCTGCTGCGCCGCCTTGCGGCGTTGGAGCTCGGCCTTCCACAGGTCGGGTCTCACGATGCACCTCCCGCCAAGCCCTGGCGCTGGTCGAGGCGGGCCATCAGCCGGCCGATGTCCGGCCCGTGGCCCGTCGCGCGGAGCCGGGCGAGGTCCTCGTCCAGCTTCGCCCGCTGCGCTCGGGCGATCTCGGCCGACGTCTCGGGGCGGTGCCGCGCGGGGTCGGTCTGCCGCATGCGCCTCAGGTGAGCCTCGGCCGCCTTCGCGACCTGCGCGCGCTGCTCCGCCGTCGGCACATCATAGACCTCGGCATCGAGCACGCGCCGGATGTGCAGCAGCTGCGTCCGGAGCGGGATCAGGCCTTCGCGCGCCTCGTCGGCGAACTCGGCCGGGGAGGGTCGGAAACGCTTCGACCAGGGCCGCAACGTCTCGCCGGACCGGAAGCGCTCGGCGGCGGCGTGAATCGCGGCCAGCGGGAGAGCCTTCAGCGCCGACACGTACTCCGCGACGAGCCAGTCGTTCTCGTCGTCCCCGCGCCCGCGCCCCTGCTCGAATCCCAGGAGTACCCGGGTCACGACCGTGTCGACGTGGCGGGGATTCGAGACCGCCGTCAGCTCGGCGTTAAGCCGCTCGGCGACGTCGGAGAGCACTCGACGCTCGGCTATCGTGGCCGCCCTGTCCCGCCGCACGCAGTAGCGGGTCGGAAGGACGGGATGCGCCTCCAGCCTGCCATGGAGTGCCGAGATCCTCTCCTCGGCTTGGGCCGGCGTCAGGGTCGTTCGCGTCGATGGCACGCGGTTCGACATCGTAGGCTCCCGTCAGGGATTCGGCACGTTGGCGGATGAGGCGGGCGGCGAGGCCGGTAGGCGCGGGCTGGGCAGGGCGGCCGCGATCCGGGCGGCGGCCCATCGCTTCGCGCCGGGCCTGGAGGCGCCGGTCGACCCAACTCGTGAAGTCGGCCAGCTCGCGTCCGTCGGCCTCTTCGATCAGTCCGAGCACGACCACCGCCTCGTCGTGGGCAATGGCCAGCCAGTGGCCGATCAGGGCGAGGGCCGAGCGCTGGGACCGGCCAGTGTTGGCGCAGATCAGCGCTGCGCCCCGGGTCAGCAGGGCTTTGCGGAAGGCTCGGGCCTCGTCTGCCGCGCTCGCGCCGCCAGCTTGCCCGACATCGTCGGCCGATCCGTCAGGATCGGAACCGGGGGTCGGGGAGGGGTTAAGGGGTGGGGGTGGAGGTGCAGGAGGAGGGGGCGGACCATCCGGGGAGGGGACGGGGGGTAACGCGTTACCGCCGTTACCAGCGTTACGGTGCGTTTCACGGTGCCGGCGCACCCGCGCGGCGGTCTGAGCTCGGCGCTTCTCGGTCTTGGCGTCGACCTCGGCAGCCGCGGCCTTCTCGTCAGCCTCGATCACCGCGAGCAGCATCTCGGCCGAAGCACCGGCCGCCACGAGCGCGCGAAGGGCTTCTGAACGGATCGCCATCGCCTACTCCGCGGCCATGGGGAGGGGATCGGCGCCGGCTTCGTCGGTGAAGTCCTCCCAGGACATGCGACTGAGCTGCGTCGGGCCGCGATGGGAGACGTCCCAAACGAACCACGCGAAGGCCATGTTCGAGGAGGCCTTCGGGCCAACCCAGCCATCCCGGTGCATCATCGGCAGGCGCTTGCGGAAGCAATGCACCCGGGCCAGCGTGCCGGTGTCGAGGATGGAGCCGCGTGAGATGCTCTCGTAGAACGAGAACCGCAGCAGCATCATCACGCGCGGGCAGAGCCGCACGGCCTGCTCCACGAAGGCGCGAGCGTCCTTGTAGGGCGGGTTCGTGACGATGCAGTCGATGCCCTCGGGGGCCTCCGGCACCTTCAGGAAGTCGACGCCCGAGACCTGGCCGTCCCAACCGTAATCGACGAGATCGGTGGCGAGCACGTCGTGCCCGCCCGCGTACAGCTCGCGCACGATGGCGCCGGGCCCGCAGGCTGGCTCCCAGATCCGTTGCGGCAGCCATTCGGTCCCTATCAGAGCCCGCACTGCGACGGCCGGCGTTTCGTAGAGGTCGTTCCCGCGCTCCGAGAGCGCGTGCGCCTTGTTCTCGCGGTGGCTCACGATGCAGCCCTCCGTCGGAAGGCTGGGACCATCCGCGCGAGCACCAGCATCACGCCGCGATCCAGGCGTGGCGCCAGCTCCGTCCCGTCCGGATGGAAGGAGCGCTCGCAGAGGCGCATGGATTCGGCCGCGTCGAGCGCGCCGCCATAGGTGCCGCGGAACAGCTCGCGGCCCGAGAAGATCAGCACCCATGTCATGCCGCCGCCCTCACGGCTTGCGGCTCCAGAGCCGTGACCTGGATCACCAGCTCGGGCGTCTCGCCGTAGAACTTGCGGACAAGGCCATCGACCACGGAGGCGTCGTCGGCCCAGACGACGTGGTTCAGCGCGTCGATGACCTTGGCGATGTTGTCCCAGTCGGGCTTGGTCGTGGGCCGCAGGCGGCGCTCGATCGCGTCCAGCCGCTTCCGCTTCGACCAGCTCGCCGGGATCGGCATGGTGGCGAAGATCCGAACCTCCAGCGGTCCGGTGAGGAGGGCGCGCCCGCGCATGGCGGCGCCGGCCGCGAGGCGCAGCGCGCTCTCGTAGGCCTCGGTCTTCTGGTCGGGATGGGAGTGGATGCGCGCCACTCCTCCCCGATGGACGAGCTGCGCGCGGTGCCGGCCCTTCCCGCGAGGGGCGCCTGGCAGGCGGATGATGACGGTCTCGGACACCGCGCGCCTCCAGGCTCAAGCGTCCGCGGGTTCGCGCGTGCGGCGCGACCGAGTCTCGCGCGTCGGCGGCTCGGGCAGGGGCGAGCGATCGGCCTCGTCCTCGTCGCCCTCCTCGGCCTCCGTCTCCTCGTCGATCGGCAGGTCGGGCTGATCCTTGTCCGCGAGCGCATCGGCGCGCTGGCCGAAGAAGACGCTCGGCTCGGCCAGGACGAGGACCGCCGGCTTCGCGCCGTGCTCGGCCAGCTTCGTAATGTCGTCGACAGAGCCGGAGGCGCCGACCTCGAGCTTGAGGCCGTCCTTCACGGTCCACTTGCCGGTCGACACCACCAGGTGGTCGAAGCCCTGGTGGGCGACGACCCTGATGGCCTCGCGCACCGTCTTCCCGGCGATCTCCTCGCAGCGGCTGATCATCACCCGCTGCTCGTGCTCGGACATCTTGGTCCAGCACGGCATCTGCCGGCAGATGTTGTCGAGGATCCGGTCTCGGATATCTCCGCGCAAGGTCTCGATGCCGAGCTCTACAGCGGCTTCCGCTTGCGCGACCGCGTCTGTTGTGGATTCCATTGCTCTCTCCATGGATGGGCACCACGCCCATTCTCTTCAGACCGCCCGGCACCCGCTCCCACAGCAGGCCGGGCGGTTCTCGTTTCAGGGGTGCGGGCGGCTGCCCGGCAGGCGCGGGTCGCGGCCGCTGTGCCGGGGCACGCGCGGCTCTTCGACGACGGGCGAGCGGTCGCCGAGCGGCGCGTGGAACCGCTGCTGCAGGGGCGTCGGCGTGATCGACACCAGCGCGTGCGCCATCGCCTCCGCCCAACCGAGCAGGGTGATCAAGCCCTTGCGGATGATCGCGTTCACGGCCGTCTCGGGGACGTGCTTCTCGACACCCTCGCGCAGGGTCGCGAAGTACGCCGGCAGGGTGGTGACGAAGGCGCCGTCGGACATGGTCAGGCCGCCCGGATCGGATCAGCCTCAGATGCCGCGAGTTGCTCGCGGAGCAAATAACCCTCGAGCGGCCAGAGCTGCCGGAAGGCGTTGTCGTAGGCGTAGCGCTCGCCGACGCCCTGGTCGTAGTTCTCCGGCGCGGCCGGCGCGCTGTGACCCTCGACGAAGAAGCCGTTCTGCAGCGTGATGATGCAGATCGTCAGGTGCCGGACGCGGAAGTACTCGACATCCGCGATCTTGGCCTTGATCGAAGCCTCGGTGACGCGGGGCGCCGTCTTCGTCTCGACGATCGCCTGTGTCTCGCCGAGCGACAGCGCGGGCTCGCCACGGGCATCGGCCTGCTGCGGGACAGGCGCATACCCGGCCTCGAACACACCGCGCGGTGAGTGCGAGAGGTAGCCGTCCGTCTCACCCGGCACCGGCGCATACCGGACGAGGTAATCGCCCTCGGCCGGGGCGCCGCGCGCGGCGAAGCCGGCACCCACATCGATGATGCGGCCGCCCTCGAGCGCGATCCGGCCCGAGCCGTCGGCCTGAAACTCGGCCGCAGCGATCGGGTAGGCCTCGACCTGCTTGTGAGAGACGTGGGTCGGCTTGAAGGGATCCATGCTCACTCCTCCTCGTTCGCGGCCCGCCACAGCGGCAGGTCGATCAGGTCCGCCGAACCCCGCAGGCTCGGCACACGCGGTGCAGCATCCGACCCGACCAGTGCGGGTGCGGGCGACCGTCCTGGACGGCGCGGAGCAGGGCCTGCCGCCGCGCGAAGAACAGCTTGAGCCTCAGCCACAGCAGGGTGCGCAGACCCAGCGACGGCGGCGGTAATCTCGACGTCATGGGCAAGCCTCCTGAGTTGCCGCTCGCATTCAGCGGCGTGGGCGGCCTCGATCCTCGCGAGGACGTGCGAGGCGATTTCCTTGGGCGGCCGGTACCGGAGCGCCCACAGCTTCCCGAACGGGATGGCGGCGCGCGTCGCGATCCGGCGCATGGCGTTGGCCGTGTCGCCCGGTCCGCGGACCTCGAAGCGCAACAGCTCGTCGAAGGCGCTTCGCGCCCGCATCACGTCAGCGTCCGGCATTTGAGCTTTCCGCAAAAACCTTTTGCACATCCACAAATCCACCCGTGGTTACTTGCGACCACGGACGGAAGGAGCCGACATGCAGAGGGAGTTCTTGAGGGTACGCACGACACACAGCGCGAACGGCGGGGCTGGGGAGCTGAAGCCGCGCGCGCAGGAGAGGGGACGACCCGGCCGAGGGTCCGAGTTTGCGATGGTCTCGGCCGGGTCGCTCGCCGACGGGAGGCGTGAGCCTGCGACCGCTGCGATGGGGAATGGATATGCACAGCCGCGCGTTAGTAAATAACGACGTCGGCCCAGCCTCGGCGTTACGGTTCTCAAGGTTGAGAACGGCAGAGCGAGCCATGTGCACGCACAAGGACATGTCAGGCGGCCCTCCGGAGCACGCGGCTGACCGCGCGAACGACGCGGTTCAGCAAGCCGGCATCGTTCGCCGCAGGCCGATGCTGCTCCGGCTGGCGAACGACAACCGGAAGCGGGAGGAGCAGCACGTCGCCACCCGCGGCGCGGTGCGCGAGGTAGGCCTGCAGATCCGCATCCGCCGCTTGGCGGTCGAGCTCCTGCGCCGCCTCCTGCATCCCCATCGCGAGAAGGGCGATGTCCGCGTCTCGGCCCGTCGCCACTTCCGCGGGACGGCGGCGCTGGATCTGCTGCACCTCAAGAAATAGCTCCGAGGCGCCGAAGCGGAGGATCCGCGCGAGCTGCATCAGGCGGTCGGCAGCGGTAAGGGCTTGCGGCATGGCAGTCGTCCGGAGGGAGACCGCCACCGAGGCCACAGCCTCGACGCTGGCGACGGCAGGGGCACGCGGCGAAAGGCGAGGGCGGGTGCTCACTGGAGCGCTCCGCCGCAGACGATCAGCCCGGCGCCGATAGCGAGGCCGACGTGGCTCGCGCGACGGACCAGCGCGTCAGCCGGACCACCCGAGATCAGGGCGCGCCCAGCGGTGCAGCTCAAGACGGACCACGTGCCGAGGAGGAGGCATGCCGTACCCATCAGCGGCCCCCGAACAACAGGGCCACCAGCGCGGGCCGGAGCATCCGATAGACACCCGGCCCGCGCGGCCTCAACATCGGGGTGCGAACCGACCGATGGAGCTGAAAAATACCCGAGTGGATCATCGTCGCGAGCGCCGTCGCTGGATGGGTTGGCGCCCTAACTGGATGCATGGCCTTGGCGCTGAACTGGCTGAACAGGCGCGATGCCGTGCGGAAGGCGAAGGCAGAGGCGGAGGCGGGGCTTCCCTGGGCCTCACTCGCAGAGATCTCACCGTTGAACGGCGACCGCAGACACATCCGCGTCCTGTTCCACAACGCCACCGACGACGAGTTCCGGATCGCAAGTATGCGGGTCGTCCGGCCAAGAGGTGCGCGAGCGCTGCTCATTCAGGCCACCCAGCCGGAAGGAGCATTGCTGCCGGTGGTGGCCAACCGATCCATCGCGGTCGACTGGCGCGTGTATCCGGTCGCCAGTTCGCGGCAGCTACGGGACGTGTCCGGAACAGGCGAATTCTGGCTCGAGCCCCGGCATTCATGGCTCCGCCCGCTCGGGCGGCGAGTCCAGGCAGTCGAGGTCGAGCTGAGGGGGGCCGCGCGACCGCCGAGCCGATCCGCAATTACGATCAGGGCGACGCTCAAGACGAGGCCGTGAAAGACGATCGCAGAGCCGATGAGGATGGCGGCGCCCATCACGCGGCCTTCTCCGGCGAGGCGGCCGCCTTCGTGCGCCTCTCAGCGATTTGGTCGCGGAGCCGGTACAGCAGCTCGAAGGTCACGCCCGCCTGCCGCCCCGCTTCGGCATCGACGAGCCGCTTGAAGTAGCCGGCCGGGATGCTGTCGCGGGCCTTGAGGGTCCGAACATGGCTCTCCGGGATGCCGAGGACCTCGGAGACTGTAGCGACGCCGAGAGCGTCTATGACATCGGAGAACGAGTTCATGGCACAATCGCTACATGAGGTAGCGATCAGCGTCAACGCAGCACGTAGCGTTCCGATCGCTACGCTACGTGGCATGGACGTGAAGAAGATCAGGAAGGAGCAAGGGCTCCGTCTGAAGGCGGCCCGCGCCGCGGCCGGCTACCGTTCGGCGCGCGATGCGGCACTACAGAACGAGTGGCCCGAGAGCACCTATCGAGCCCATGAGGGCGGCACGCGGACGATCGGCCAGGACGATGCCGAGCGCTACGCCGCTCGCTTCCGGTTCGACGGCGTGGACGTCACCGCCCGCGGCATTCTGTTCGGCGACACGGATGCGCCTGTGCGCGTGGTCGAAGGGCAGAACGTCGTCGGCGTGAAGGGACTGGTAAGCGCAGGCGGCTTGATTGAGACTGCATCGGAGCAGCTCCCCGATGGCGCCGACCTGTACGAGATCTCGGTACCATTTCCGGTCGAAGAAGGCACGATCGCATTCCGGGTCAGCGGGACCTCGGGTTATCCGAAGTTCGATCCCGACGACGTCGTGCTGTGCTCAAGGCACGGAGAGAACCCGGAAAGGCTTGTGGGGCTCTACGCGGTCGTGATGACCGGCACGGGCGACCGCTACCTCAAGCGAATCTTGCAGGGCACAAAGAAGGGGCGCTTCCACCTGGAGAGCTTCAACGCGCCACTGGTCTCCGATGCACGCATCAAGTGGGCTTCGGGCATCATCAGCACTGTGCATGCCCGAAGCTGGTCGCAAATCTCGCAGGCCGCGGTGCAAACCGCAACGCAGGCCGCCGAGTAAATCATCAGAACGGCAGATCGTCAGTGACCTCCGGCGGACAAGCGCCGTAGACGCCAACAGTCTTAGGCCCTTCGGTCTCGCCGATATCCTCATCGCCTCTGAGGAGATATGCGGCTGCACCATGATCCTCTTTCCCTGTGCAGCTCTGCTCTGCCTTCGTAAGCGCTTCCTGTAGGGTCTTGCACGGGATGGATCGTCCCGGACTGAAATTGCCGGTCGGCATCTTCTTGAACGTCTGGAAAGCGTAGCGCTCGGTACTCGGCATCGGGCTCCTCCGGAACGACGCCGGGATCATCCGCTCGGTAAAAGGAACGCATCAAGAACAAAATTTCGGCCACCTGTGGACGGATGTGGATAGGAGCGCTCGCCTTCCGGTCCGGCCGCAGTCGGTTCGCGCATAATCGCTACATGGTGTGTTGACCGCAATCGCTACGTCATGTAGCGTTTCTTCATCGCCGCTCACCGAGCCGATGGAGCGCCCAAATGCTCACCGCCTACCTCGACAATCTCCAGCACGCCTCGGCCACGGTGCAGATCGCTCACTGTCTGCTGGGCTCGCTGACCATCGGCCTCGCCCCGTTCGTGCCGGCGTTCATCGCCGACCACGTGGCCGCTGTCCGGGGCGCCCGCTGATGGCTGGCCAGCCCGCTACCGACGTGGATGTCCGGATCGGCGCGCGCATCAGCGCCGCCCGGATCCGCGCTCGCCTCACCCAGCGCACTGTCGCAGCCGAAATCGGTGTCTCCGCCGCCCAGCTCCAGAAGTACGAGAAGGGCACGAACCGCATCAGCGCCATTGCGCTGAGCATCGTCGCCAAGCTCACCGGCGCACCGATCGCGTCCTTCTTCGACGTGCCGGAGACGCCCGCACCGTTGGCGGCTCCGCAGACCGTCGACAGGGCCCGCGAGCATCTCCTGCGGGCGGCCGACCTCTACGTCGAGGCGCGGCTTGTGGCCGGCGACGTTGCCGGCCCGCGCTCGCTCGCTCTCGTTCCCGAGGCCGCCTGACCATGGCGCGCCTCGACCTCCCCGCCGGCTACGCGATCCGCGGCCACGCTGCCGGCTACGCCCTGCGCGGCCCCTACGGGCCCCTTGGCGACGACTTCGACTGCTGGGCTGAGGCCTGTTTCGCCGCCCAGGACCACGCCGATCCCCTCGCGCTGGAGGCCGCCGACGAGCTGGCCGCCATCGCGGATTTCGAAGCCGACCAGTTTCGCGAGGCCGCTTAGATGAACGCGCCGCACCCGATCCGCGCCCTGCACGGGCACCTCGCCATCGTCGGCCCAAACCCCGGCACGATCCCGGCCGTGGCGATCCCATCCTACGAGCGCGTCCATGGCGACGGCGAGCTCTGCGTGGGAGTCGCCGGACTCGACGGTCTTCTCGAGAGCCTCGGCACGATGGCTTGGCACGTCGAGCGCGCCGTCGAGCGTGGCGCCGGCCAGCCCTACGACCTCAACCGGCTCCAGCGCATCACCGAACGCCTCGCCGAGATCCACCAGAAGGTGGAGATGTCGGCCGGCCGGCTGACCTCGAAGCTAGCGGGTGCGCGATGAGGCCCGCTCGCACTTCCGACGCGGCCTTCCTGCGCCCGGAGTACCGACCGCAGTCCCGCCCGCGCTTCGCTGCCACCGGGCCGCGCCCGCGCGGTGTCCCGAGCGGCGCCGAGCTGTCCGAGCGTGAGACCGTCGCGGGCATCGTCCGTGAGGCCCGCCTGCGCGCCGGCATGCCGCAGCAAGATGTCGCTCACCTGATCGGGACGTCCCAGACGGTGCTCAGCCGCTGGGAGCGCGGCGAGGACGCGATCCCCTTCGCCCGCCGCGCCCAGTTCGCGGGGCTCTACGGCTTCGATCTCAGCCTGATCGGCGGCCTCGACGTCGATGGCGTCGCCGTGACCGCCGACGAGCGCTCCCTCCTCACCGCCTTCCGCCACATGCCCGCGGCCGACCGCCGGGCCCTCCTGGAGCTTGCCCGCCCGTGAGCATCGTCAGCTATCTCGACCTCGCCCTCGCACTGCCGGCGGCCCTCGCGCTGGCCGCCCCCGAGCCGCGCCCCGCCGCGCCGGCGCCCGAGGATATGCACCTCACGCCCGCCGAGGCGACCGAGCTGCTCCCGCGCGCCGGCATGGTCCACATCATGGTCGGCGACATCCGCGCACGCTGGGAGCGTGGCGACCTCATCGCGGCGCTCCGGGCCGGCCGTGAGCGGCGCCTCACGCTCGCCGCCCGCTCCGCCGGCTTCGGCCTCTCCTTCGTCCGCGACAGCGGGGAATCCGTCCTCGTCCAGACCGACGACGCGAAGGTCCGCGGCTGGCTGGAGCGCCAGGCCAAGCGGGCAGGGGAGTGACCACCATGGCCCTGCTCGCCCCCGACGCCCCAGCGCAGCGCTCCACCGTGCGCATCCACGCCGACCTCTACCAGGGCACCGACGAGTGGATCGCGGTCCGCTGCGGGATGCTCACCGCAAGCGAGATGTCGCTGATCCTCACGCCGACCCTCAAGGCGGCCAGGAACGAGAAGGAGCGGGCGCACCTGTACGAGCTGCTCGCCCAGCGGATCACCAAGTTCGTCGAGCCGCGGTACGTCAGCGACGACATGCTGCGCGGCCGCGACGACGAGATCGAGGCGCTCACCCTCTACGCGAAGCACTACGCGCCGACCGAGACCGTCGGCTTCATCACCAACGACCGCTGGGGCTTCACGCTCGGCTACTCGCCGGACGCGCTGGTCGGCACTGACGGCCTCGTGGAGTGCAAGTCGCGCCGGCAGAAGTACCAGGTCGAGACGTTCCTGGTGCACGTGCCCGACGGCACGATCCCGGCCGATTACGTGCTTCAGATCCAGACCGGCCTCCTCGTCTCCGAGCGGCTCTGGTGTGACCTCGTCTCGTATTCCGGCGGCCTGCCGCTCGCGGTGATCCGCGCCTACCCGGACGACGCGATCCAGGCCGCAATCCTGTCCGCCGCCGGCGACTTCGAGCAGCGCCTCCGCGACGCGATGAGCCGCTACCGCGAGGTGGAGAGCCTCTTCGGCCGCGTCCTGACCCAGCGCATCGAACGGGAGATCATGGCGTGATCGACATCTCGCAGACCACCGCTCCCCGGTCCGACCAGCTCAACGCCGACGACCTGATCGGCGGCCCGCGCACCATCACGGTCACGCGCGTGTCGAAGATGAAGGAGCCGGATCAGCCGATCGCGATCTACTTCGAGGGCGACGGCGGCAAGCCGTACAAGCCCGGCAAGTCGATGCGCCGCGTGCTGCTGCGGATCTGGGGAAGCGACGGTGAGGCCTACGCCGGCCGGCGGATGACGCTCTACCGGGACGACGCCGTGCAGTTCGGTGGCATGGCCGTCGGCGGCATCCGGATCAGCCACATGTCCGGCATCACGAGCCCCGTGACGATGCCGCTGACGGTCACGAAGGCGGTCCGTCGGGCCTTCACGGTCAAGCCGCTGGCCGAGGAGCGCTCAACGGAGAAGCCCGCGGCCCCGAAGCGGACCCTTCCCGATGTCGCGCGCGAGAAGGCGCGGGCCGGCCGGGAAGTGTTCGAGGCGTGGCGCGACCTCCTCAAGCCCGCCCAGGTCCAGGCCCTCGCCGAGATTGAGGGCGAGCTCGACCGGCTGATGGCCGAGACCGACACACGCGATGATGGACCGCCGCTCGACGACGACGGATTCCCGGGCTTCGCGCCTCCCGCCGAGGAGGCCGCCTGAGATGTGCTGCCCGTGCGGAAACCTGTGCTGTGGCTCCGACGAGTTCGGCCACTGCGGCTGCGACGACTGCCCGAACCCGCGGTGCCACGACACCACCGCGGACGACGCCGAGTTCGGTTACGGGCTCGACATCGACGACGAGGACGACTGTGGCGTGCTGAAGCCGCTGACCGCATGCGGGGTGGTGGGGCGGTTCGTACGCGAGGCGGAGAACCGCCCACCCATCGTGAAGCGGGACTCAGACCTCTTGCGCTTCACGAAGCACGCTTCGAACGCGACCGGCAGCCAAGGTGAGCGCACCCTCCTGGGTGGAACCGTCCGGGCAATCGTGCCCAGCAGAGCCAAGCCTATATACAATTCTGTGCTCTACAGCGCGCAGCAACTCGTTTGCGGGATCCTTTTCGATACTGCGCAACGTCCGCGCGAGATCGAGATAGGCACTGCGCATGAGGCCAAAGGCCAAGCGTGTCGCGGCTTCATCCGCGATCGGTGTCATATCAGTCATAGCGTGTTCCCTACACAACACGCTCCCCAGAGCGCGGAGTCTATATATTGGGCAATTAGGATTGTAAATACAGCATTCGATAAGTCTCCGCAGATCGATTTCCAGCCGCTGTGCGGCTGGGGATTCGGCATAGGACAATCATCAAGGGGCTTGGCCGCTAAGCCTACCTTGGGGCCAACAATTAAGCGGTGTGCGCCGGCGAGCGACGGAGGGGGCGCGGAATGACTTACCGCACCCCTCAGGCCGACTGCTGCTACCTCGCCAGCCGCGCCGGCTCCTCAAGCTCCACGCCGAGATTGCCTGCAGACCGCCAGACCACGCGCGCGTTGATGCGCTCCTCGGTCTGCGGGATCTCCAGCATGAATGTCTCCGGGAAACCGAAGACGCTGTTCACGCGGAGCTGTGCACCGCTCGCCGATCGATCCAGGATCTTGCAGCCGATCGGCCGGCCGAAGTTCGGCACAATGCGGCCGGTGAGATCCGCCTCGCTTCGCGGACGGGCACGTCTCTCGCGGGGCATTTTTGGGCGCTCAACTTTCTATTTCGCGCTTAGGTTATCGACACAACCTCTGTTCGATTTCTTAAATCGAGCCTTCCTCGACGATTTGCATTTTACGTTTGGCAGCGCTTGTCCTGGCCAAGCTGTCCCAGGGAGCTGCGAAGAGGTGGCAGCATGACTCTTCGAGCTCATCCCCAGGTTAAGAGGGGCAGCCACTTCTCAGCGGTCGGGCCGACTACGCCCGATCGCCTCTGCCAATGCAGGGAAGCCGCCGCTGAGTTCGGCGCCGCTGATCCAATAGCGCCGCCCGAACATAATGTTCAGCCACGATGTGAAGCGAGCCCGTTTCGTCCAATGGATCCGCGCAGAAGCTTCGGGATCAATCTCCAGTCGGTAGTAGCTGCTCATCCAGAACTGCAAAGGCTTTATGGCTCGGATCGCGTCCCAGGGAATCCAGTCCGTCGAGAGACGACGGTCATAGATGCCTTGCGGACCGACAGAGATGACGGGGTCGGATTGAAGCAACTTCAGGCCCCACATAACTGCGCAAAGGCCGAAAAATACTGCGCCGGTGCGCATCTCATAATCCCGAAAGCTTCCAGGTATTATAGTGTCGGCGCCAACGTTGGGGCGAACCAGAACGAGCCACATGGCGAGTGCAACGAACAAGCAGGACCCCAAAACGCCCATAAGGATGCGCGATTTGGATCGGCGAAGGTTGATCGTGTCCATGGGAATACTCCGTTACTAGAGTATTCGACGTACTCCTCGCCGCCGGGCGTTGAGGTGTGGCGGGACACCAAGTGCCGAACGCCGCCGCTCGAACGCACTGGGTTTAAGCAGCAGGGAGGGGGCAGTGCCGCGTAGCATCCGCATCCCGGACCGGCACGAGGTCGACGACACCACCCCGCTGCGCCTCGACGTGGCGGCCGCGCTCGCCTATCCCGGCGGAGGCATGTCGGCGAGCGGGCTCCGGAAGGAGCGCGACGCCGGGCGCCTGGTAACCGAGTTCACGGCGGGTAAGGAGTACACCACCCTTCGGCAGATCGAACGGATGAGAGAAGCATGTCGCGGCCTTCGAAGGGCGCCCGTCTCTACCCTCAAGCCGAGCGGCGTCACGCCGAAACCGGAGATCTCCTCGAGCGAGCCGTCTGGGTCGTCCGAGACGGCAGCGTCAAGCGCAGCACAGGCGTCCCTGTCGAGGACGATCGATGCGCTCCTCCGGAAGCCGAGCAAGCCCTCGCCCGCTACCTCGCCGAGAAGCACACGCCGCCGCGCGAAGGCCACCGTCCACTCTCTGCCATACCGGTCGCCGACGTCATCAACATCTACCTGACCGACTGCGCGGCGCGGCAGGCGCGGCCGAAGGAGGTCGCCCAGCGCGCCGCGGCCCTTCAGCGTTTCTGGGGATCCAAGTCACTCGCCCAAGTCACGGGCGAGACCTGCCGGGCCTATGTCGCCAAGGGCGGCACTCGCCGGCAGCTCGAAGATCTGCGCGCAGCGATCGAGCACCATCTGCGGGAGGGCCTGCACCGCGAGATCGTGCGCGTCGTGCTGCCGGAGAAGGGCGTCGCTCGCGAGCGCTGGCTGACCCGCGCGGAGGCCGCCCGCCTGATCCGCGCCGCGTACCGCTACCGCGAGGTCCAGAAGGCCCAGCTGACCGGGCGCCGCTCGCGCCGCCACGTCGCGCGGTTCATCCTCGTCGCGCTCTACACCGGCACTCGGGCCGGCGCGATCTGCGCGGCCTCGTTCGAGCCGGCCGAGGGGAGGGGATGGATCAACCTCGAGACCGGCGTCTTCTACCGGCGGCCGGCCGGCGAGCGCGAGACGAACAAGCGCAAGCTGCCGGTACGGCTGCCCGACCGCCTGTTGGCGCATCTCCGCCGGTGGCATCGCATGGGCCTCTGCCGCGAGCACGTCGTGGAGTGGAATGGCGCGCCGGTTCGCGACGTCGATAAAGCCTTTCGCCGCGCGGTCGCCGATGCCGGGCTCTCGGCCGACGTGACGCCCCACATCCTGAAGCACACCGCGATCACCTGGGGCATGCAGAACGGCATGACGAAGGAGGACGCCGCGGGCTTCTACGCGACCACCGTCGAGACGATCGAGCGGCACTACTGGCATCACCACCCGGACTACCAGCGCGAGGCGGCGGCTAAGGCGGGCGGGCGGTCCCGACAGAAACCAGACAGAAACGACAGAAACCAGCGTGAACAGACGCGGACAAACGTGATCGGTTTAGGCCGCCGCACTACGGGATGAGGCAACACCCCGACGTTCGGGACGTGGGGGTCGCAGGTTCAAATCCTGCCACTCCGACCAATCTTTCCCGAGACTTAGCACCGCCCCTGAACAACCGGCACACCGCACCGGGACGTTTATCGGGACGCTGACGCGGTTTTGCTGCGGTGCATCATTGCTTCCAACCCGACCGTCTCCGAGCTGCGCAAGGCCTCCTATGTCACCGATCAGGAGATCGACGCCGCGGTCGACGCCGTGCTGGCCGACCTCGCCACCGAATCATATCCGCTCACGAAAGGCTGGACCCTCGATCTAGTCGAGACGCTCCGCACGAACACGCGCGCGGCCGAGGCGCTCACCACCGACAAGGCCGCCTGGAAGCGCAACATGGTACGGACTGCGATCCTGCTGGCGCACCCGGTGATGGGATGAACTTCATCGAGTACGACCCGGTCGTTGAAGCGGTCGAGTTGCTGCGCGTGTGTCGGCACTCCGTCGAACCGGACGGCGATTTCGAGCAATGGCGGATCGATGGCGGCGAGTGGGTTTCGCTGGAGCATCTCCTGGGTCTCGCGCTTCGGCTCGGTCTCACGGACGGTCCGAGTCGGTTGCAGTAGCTCGGCAGCATGCCGAAGGCCCCATCGCCACGAGGCGCCCGGCCGCGCTTGGATATCCGACCGCGCGTACTCGCTGTCCTGACATCTGCGCCCTCAACCGCCACCGAGATCGCCGAGCGCGCCGGGTTGCCTGGCCGGGAGCGCGCCATGCACGCGACCCGGGCACTGGTGCGCCTGGAGGCCGATGGCATGGCCGTCAGCGAGACCCGCCGGAACTGGACGTGATGGCGCTCCGCAGCGGCCGCTCCCGCTTCCGCACGATCCGGGCGCGATCCCGAAGCGTGATTTCGTGCGTCGGCCATTCCAGGCAGGCGGCCTCGAACGCAACGATCGCCATGGACAGCGGATAGATCGTCGCCAGGTGCAGCTCGACGTTGCCACCAGTTTCGCGCCACATCTCGATCGTGTAGGGCACGCCCGGCGGCACTGGCGGGATCTTCTTGGCGGGCGGCGGGAGCGTGATCGCGGCGAGGCAGAGGTGCGCGTATTTCCGCGCGGGCGGCTCCCCGGGCGCGCGCTGATGGTGGCACGAGGCCGTCAGGTGCCGCAGCAGGTCGATCGTCGAGATGTCGACACCGTACCGATTGATCAGGCTGGCGACGGTGTAGCGACCCGAGCGCTTGCAGGTGGCGCAGTCGACGTACACCCGACCGAGCCCCGCATCTCCCAGGCGCCCCAT